AGTGTCTGAGTGTTCTTAGTGTTCTACCAGCTGGCTTTTTAGTGTCTGAGTGTTCACAGATACCATGCTACCCAAAGCAACCGAGCAAACCCCGATACTTCACGGCGACCATGCGAGCGGTATTATCCTCATCAACGTCACAGCCCCAAGCGCCAAAATTACTCAGAGCGCCCACGCCACCCGGTAGCACTCAGACATTTCACTGCACAAAAAATCGCTGCCCTACCCACCCACCCTAAGCGTCCGAGCGTCTTCGACTCGTTCGTCTATGTGTACTATGCCTATGTAGTTAGCGTCGCTCCTACGTCGCTCCATTCGTGGGCTACGCCTCGTTATAAGCGGAGTACCTCCGGAGGGTTTGGACTGACTGGGGAGGGGAGGGCTCAGTTTTAAACGCACTACACCACTCGCAAATTTTTCCGAAATCCAGAGAAAACAAAGCTATTTAATTTCAAAGTGTTACTATAACCTACGTACCCTCGTCCTACTACGTACAAGGATTCTTAGTCTCAATGCCCTACCGTAGCCGGCACCCCCACACCTTTGGACGACCTCCCACCCCTCTTTGTAAACAGACGCCTACCGAAAATTTTTTCCGCCGTAAAATAAAAAAGCCCCCTAATCGATGGGAGACGATAAGGGGGGAACCAGAGGTCTTATGTATTTTATAAAGGAAGTTTATATGAAAAAATCAACAAACGTCGCTATGCTACACGGAACGCTATCGCTTGTCAACGATGTTATGATACACTAACATAACTTTAGACTAATAACTAATAAGGTAGTGCAATGCAGACAGTACAACTAAAACTTGAGGAAGACTACCACGACAAGCTCATGGCCTTTTGTAAGCGGTGTGGTGTGACGAAAGCAGATGCGTTTCGCTTTATGATGGATACGATTAACTTGGAGGGGGTAACAGATGCCGAATTTGACAGATGGTATGACACAAGACCTGACCGTTGATCATAACGCAGGGGATTTACCCGACCTATCCAGTATTCTCGCGGAAATAGACTTTGATCGTAAACCCATTTCGCATGGTTCGGCAGCGTTACGGGGGGATTTTAACGTTGGGAAATGGGGTAGCTTAATTATTGAGTTGCTCGCCTATCCTGAGCAAGAAGATGCAATCCTCGCAGAGTATGGGTTAACGCCGTATCAGTATGAGACGCTAAGAGGGAACAAGCTCTTTAAAGAGGTCTATCGAGAAGTAGAGAGTTCGCTTTCGGCACTAGCAGGTACCAATGGGTTCCAGTTACAAGCACGACGCGTGGCTGAGCAGGGATTAACACGCTTAGAACACATGATAAACCATGGTGAAGACAAAGACGCCTTGAAAGCCATTGAGCTGTCTGCCAACCTGGCCAATCTTAACCCGGCCTTAATCGCTAAGACCAAACAGGAGAATGCCACCATAAATACAGGGGTACAGCTCGTGGTTAACTTCGGGAATGGGTTACGTAAACCGGAGGCGTTTAATGGGTCGAATACAGTGATTGATGTAAATCCGGAGGATATAGATGAAGTTAAGTGATGATAATAAAGAAGCGTTGGTGAGCAGCCTAATCGTAGGCACGGCGTTCGGGCTGTTCTTCGGGGCTTTGGTGCATTTCTATGGGAATACGACAACCAATGCTTATGTGGTAGGGGTAATCTTCGCCGTCATCGGGACGTTAAATGGCTTGGTGTTGACATGGGATTTTGAGGAGGTTGAAGATGACGCTTCCTGAGATGTATTACTATGACCCACGAAAGAGTGAGAAAGAAGCCCGGATTGAGAAGTATGAGCGCGAAATAGCGTCGTTACAACATCGGATCCAAGAGTTAAGAAAACTAATTGAGAGTGAGAGAGCAAGCGCACAATGACGCAGATAGTAATGCCGATGTATAACCCGTCGCCGACGGCGGTGGAGTTCCATAACGATGATACCTTCGTACGTGGTGTGATAGCCGGCGTAGGGACAGGGAAGTCGGTTATGATGATCCAAGAGCTGTTGTTACGTGGATATTCACAAGCGCCTGGCGTAGATGGGGTTAGACGTACACGGTTCGGTCTTGTGCGTGCGACCTATCCTAATCTTCGGATGACGACGGTTAAGACCTTTGCCGAATGGGTAAGTCCTATGCTTGCGCCGGTGAGACAGACGGCGCCGATGACCGCGCGGTTCAGTGGAGGGTTGCCGGATGGGACGAAGTTTGATATGGAGTTCGTCTTCATCGCGTTGGAGAATGTGCAGGACGTACAGAAACTCAAGTCGATGGAGTTTACGATGATCTTCATCAACGAGGCACGAGAAGTCGCCTTCGAGGTGTATGATACTTGTAAAGAACGTGTTGGTCGTTACCCGACCCTTGACCCTGCGACAGGACGAGGTGGTTGTTCGTACAGTGGAGTTATCTTGGATAGCAACCCACCGTCGGAAGACCACTGGCTTGCGAAACTTGATCTAGACAAAGTTGAAGGGACGAAGATCTTCCACCAGCCGGCACCGTTCATTGAGGTTGAGCAACCGGACGGGACAATCGAGTATATTGATAACCCTGCGGCTGAGAACCTTGAGTATTTGAATCAGAAACCGATGGTGAATGACATACCTTGGACGTTGGAGGAGCGACGGGCGTTCGGCTATCAGTATTATCGCCGTATGTTGGCTGGTAAGCCTAAGCACTACATCGATACGGAGATTATGGGTAAATATGGTAGCAACTTCGACGGTGTGCCGGTGTATCAAGGCTATTGGAAAGAAGATATGGTGAGTGCTTACCAACTTAAACCAACGTTCGGGCAACCGGTGATTTTGGGGATCGATACCACAGGTCTTAATCCGGCGGTGGCGTTCGGGCAGATCGAGATGGGGACGTTGCTGATCAAGCATGAGTTGCTCGCATTAGACTTGCCGTTTGTGCCGTTTGTTCGAGATGTGCTGATGCCATTTATCGCGCAGCATTATCCGGGGTGTGATGTGGTGGCGTTTACCGACCCGGCCAACCCACGAGATAGTAACCACGGTGAGACACCGGTACAGGTGCTTCGCAAATATGGCATACAGGCGGTTAATGCCCCGACGAATAAGTTCAAACCACGACTTGATAGCGTGATTAGCTTCTTGCAACGACGTGAAGGTTTGCTCATTGATAAGCGGTGTGAGAAAATCATCGGAGGCTTTCGTGGTGGATACCACTACCGACCATTAAAAGTAGCTGGTATTGGGAAAACGTACTCATCTGAACCGGTTAAAAACGAGTTCAGCCATCTTCACGATGCTGTACAGTACCTTTGTAACGGCATAAGACACGGCACAGACAATCAACAACAGCACCGCGCAATAAAACGACCACCGTCTAAGCGCGTGTATTAGGGGATCGAATGAAGATTAAAGAAGAATTAGGGCTTGCTCAGCGCATTCATGATAGTCGCAGTGATGCTACACTTGAGATCCAAGACCACTTAGCACGGAGAGTAAAGCAGGACTTTGATGCTGCGGTGAGACATCGTAATACGGTAAGTTTTGGTGATGCTACTGCCGACGAAGTGTTGCATAGATGCTACAACCAATACTTCGGAGAAATCCCATGTGATATTAAAAAAGCGTTTGGGAATATGCCTAGCGTTAACCTTTCGCAGTTGAAAATAAGTGCGTTAAACGCATGGCTGCGTGACTTGATTTTCGGCAGCGGTGGGATTCCTTTTGCTGTAGAGCCAACGCCGGTGCCTGAACTGAGTGAGAGCATGGTCGAGGAAGTGCTGATCAAAGTCAAAGATGTGTTGTTTGGCGGACAGGGAGATATGCCTTCTACACGAGCTGAGCTACAAGAACTAATCGACAAAGAGAAGTATGCCACACGGGAGCTGATGATTGCCAAGGCAAAAGAGGCGAGTAAGCTCATGGAAACGGAGATGTGGGATCAGTGTGTAGAGGGTGGGTTTAAGAAAGCCGTGCTTAAGTTCTTGCAGGACTTTTGTATCTATCCGTATGCCGTCTTGGAAGGCCCAACCCCTGAGATAAGAACTCGCATGGTGTGGCAGGGAGATTCCTTGAAGGCGAAAGACGAGGTCATCTATGCCGTCAACCGTGTAAGCCCATTCGACTTCTTTTGGTCTCCGGATAGTACAAACGCCCAAGATGGGTCGTATGTCATCATCCGTAAACGCTATTCTAAACAACAGCTCATGAAGATGGCCTCGTTACCGTCTTACATCCAAGAGAATGTGATTGCTGCGCTTGAACACTTCGCTAACCGTAATACAAGTGTGAACTGGTTAAGTCCTAATCCGGAAGAAGGCGGTAATATTATTAGCTGGGACGGTAATTCACCGTTAGAGGTGCTTAAGTACCATGGAGCGGTGAAAGGGTCAATCCTTAAAGAATACGGTGTTAAGGGCGTAGAGGATAACGAGTACTATGAGTGTATCATCCACACGCTAGGCCATTTTACTTTGAAGGTGATTATTAACCCTAACCCTAATGCAAACGTGCGTCCTGTATTCGTAACGAGCTATGAGACGACGGGTAACGGGGTAATGGGGTTCGGTATTGCGCAGAAGATCCGTGATACGGAGCGTGCGTTCCATGCGTGTTTGCGTGGTATGATCAAGAACATGGAATATTCCTCCGGCCCGATTGGTGAGGTTGACTTCACGCGAATTGCGCAGTGGGTTGAAGATGGTAAAGTCGGTGAAGTAGAGCCATATACGTTAAACCCTACGGATCCTGATTCTGTAGGCGGTGGCCGACCAGCGTACGTGTTCCATAACTTCCCGAACTATACGGGAGCGTTGAGTAACGTGTGTCAGTGGTTCATATCGTTGGCTGACATTGTGACGCAAATTCCTGCGAGTATTCACGGGCAACCAGTGGGGACGGGAGCAAACAGAACGTTCCGTGGTATGTCTATGCTGTATGGGAATGCGCTTAAGGGCGTTCAGAGCGGTATTACAAACTTTGATGAAGACGTTATTTCGCCGTTTGCTGAATCGCTATATATGCTTAACCTTAAATTCAATCCTAAGAAAGAGATCAAGGGTGATGCGAAGGTTGTGGCACGCGGTGCAAGTGGTCTAATGGAACGTGAGTTGAAGAAAAATGACATGATTGAGGCTGCGCAAATTGTGATTGGCTTAGGCCAAACAGGACGAGTGCAACCGGGTACATTGGATAAAGCGATTGATCGCGTACTAGAAGCCTTAGACTTGGCAGATGAAAACGCTGAGAAAGTATTAAGATCTATCATGGGAGAAGAATCGCTCGACTTAAGCCAGTTAGCCCCACCTCCACAGGGAGGCGTGACGCCACAAACCGAAGCAACACCGCAGACACAGCAAACGCCACAGGTGTAGTTTTCTAGTATGTTAGTAGTAATTTTCGAGTAAGTTGCTACTAACATAGAGATCGTGTAGAATTTAACTAATAACTCTATATTGGAGATTTCAAATGAGCTTAAACGGCCGTAATATGCAGGTGGGTGACATCGTCCATGACATCCTTAAAGGTGCAGGTAAAGTCGTAAATGACGGCGGTGGTGTACTTAGTGTCACCGTAGATTTCGGTGCCGGCGGAAAGATGTCATTCGCGCAAGACGGAACTTTCGGTGGTGTGCAGCGCCTTTATTGGAAGCAGCCTTATATCTTCCAGCCGGAAGGGCCGGACGACGAAGCGTATGAGTTGGCGCTTGACCTGGCGAAGAAAACGTACGAATGGGTTAAAAGCTATGAAAAACGTAAGAAAGGTTGCCAATAAAATACAACTCTTCGCGTGGAACAAGGTAATTGTGCCGTTCGCTGATTTGTTTAAGATTGAATGCGGATATTGTTGGTGGTGGCGCGGATTCTTCGTCGGTAGTACAATCACGACGATTTTATTTCTATTAACGTTGTAGGATACTCTATGTCTAACTGTAGTATTATTACTGGCAAAAAAGTTCACGCTGTAAGTCGAAGTTCTAACGCAGAAGAAACTAACCGTGCGGTGCTATTTGATAGCCTTTCCACCAACGCTGTAACTCACGTGGTAACTGTCGGTGAGTGTAAGGCTTTAAAGATTTCTACCTTCGCTTTGCCGGCCGGTAAAAAGATTTTAGTTCACCGTGTCTATTTGGGCGGTGGCGTTATGCCGTTTGGTAGCGGATGCGCGTGCGGTGCAGACGAGGGTAAGTCAGCGATTGTTCAGTTGAGCGAACCATTGCGTATTCGTTGTTGCGATGTAGCGATTGATGGTTGCGCGGGGATGTTATTTTTAACGATCCCTGGTGATTACGTATTTGAGCTGGAAGACAAAACATTGTTAGGTCAGTTCGTGGCTCTAGCGGAAGAAGTGGAATGTTGCTGCTTACCGGAAAGTACGGTGATTGGTAGTGAGATTCCGACGGGTGGTATCGTCGGGGTAGAGTGTCCTAAAGGTGGCAATGGTAATGTACCTAAAGACCCTACACCTCCAAGTCCTCCCCCTCCGGAGAAACCTAAAGAGCCTGAGACGCCTAGACCTCAACCGCAACCGCAACCGCAACCTGAGACACCTAAACCTCAACCTAAGATGTCGAAAGTAATTTTTAAGCGCGTAATCTTACCAAAAGAAGGTAGTATCGCTGACCCTGTTACTACAACCCTAGGTGAAGTTACTGGAAAAGTTGGAGATGAAATTCCTAGAACTATTTATGATAACCAACTAAAAATTGGTGGCTATAAATTTGTTTCGAGTGATTTTATACCTCCGATGTATTTTGCGGATACTGAAACACCAAAAGTGTACACCATTACTTTGCAGGAATATGATTTTAACCCGGTGTGGGAAGATGGTAGCGCAACGGCTAATTTCAAATTCATTAAACAAGACACAAGACAAATTCTAAAAGAATTTAGCGTAATGGGAATTATAGGGAAGCCTGTACCAAGAACAAGATATGACGAAGTTTTGTTAGAATTGCAGAATCAAGGTTATACGTTGGTCTCAACAACGTTTAATTCTTCTAATGCTTCTAACCCTTCTAATATTTTCACAGGAGATTCTCGTGATAACTTTGAAATTATTATGAAAGAGGAAGTGGTACCGTTTGACCCTCATACTCCTCCACGTAAACCGAACCCGATAGCTCCGGACGGCCCTAATGATCCGATGGATCCACGATAGGAGATAATCATGGCGATTGAAATTGTAGATCAAAAGCAGACAACGAAGTTCTCTAAAGTGTTCATGGTTACACCGGGATATGTCGTGGTAATTTCGTCCTTTAACTTCCGTTGCGCAGAAACGGATAAATACGGTGATGTAACACGCGAAGGGGACTGCGCTGTATTACATAAGATTGACATTGTAGGTGGTAAGATCCCACATCGTGATGGGTGCGTGGATTGCGAAGGGTGCGTATTAGATTCCGTTGAATCGCAGATCGTATCCTCTGAACCTGTGGTACAATGTGGCGAGCTGTGGACGCATACACCGAATAACAATCTCACGGTGCTATCTGTTCCTGGCTATTATATGTTTGAGCTATGCGATGAAACTATGATTGGTTCAGCAATTATGCGTGTAGAAGAACTAACCGTGGCGCAAGCTCAGTTACTTCCAAGACCTTTATTCCATGGAGAATAGAAAAATGGCAAGATGTGCGAAATGCGGAAAAATGGCGGGTATTCCCTCTGATATTATGATGAAAGATACCCGTACCGGTACTAACCGTAAAGTGAAAACCGATGCGGATTTAGTTGGTAACAAAGCAATGCTTAAAGACCAACGTGGTATGAATCAAAAGAAATTAAGTCCGAAGAATCCGATTCGTGGCTAAGATTAAATTTGGTGCGTTCGTACCAACGGATTTACAAGCTCGCACACTGTATAAAGTGTTCAGTGACCCTTCAACGTGTGCTGAGTTTGTAAACTTACTAACTTTAGCAAAAGAGTTTGTAAGTAAGGAGCAGGTTCGTTCAGCTCAGGCTTATGCTGTTACAAATGAGCAACCTGCGAGAGCGATGACCCTACAGTTGAAGGGTCAAGAACAGATCATCGATGATTTAATTGCGGTGATTAAAACAGTCAATAAATAAGGCACAAGTTTATGGCTAAACATCCCTTCGCAGACCAAGCGCGCGCTCAGTTAGAGGCTAACGGCATTGTATTTAATACCGATGGATCTACAAGCAAACGTGTAGATCAAACAACTCCCCCACAAGAACCACCTGTTGCAGGTGAGGTTAAAGCACCTAATACCGTTATTGTTGGAGACAGTACCAACACTGAAAACAATACAACCGCTCCGAATGATAACGGTGGTGGGGAAGACCCTAATAAGCTCCTAGAGCTATATCGTAAGCGCAATGCCGAATTAGAAGCGCAGGTCGCTAACGGTAACAAAAATACAGCTCCTTCCGCACGAGAGCTTGAGTTGGAGCAAGAATTAAGTAATCTACGTAGTCAGATATCAACGCAAACACAGGCTCAACAAGCGGATGCAGTCCGTGAGCTGCTAGAGCGTAAAGGCTTTAACAGTGAAAACGTAGATGATGATGTGTTAATTGAAATTCGTGATACGTTTGTTAAGCCGGTCTATGATCGCGTACTTAACTTAGAAGAACGCTTGTCTCAGACAGAACAACGTACACGTGAACCGACTGCGGAAGAACGCAGACTTGCGTTAAAGAACGAAACGCAGAATAAGATTTTTAAAGCGATTCCGGATTTCGGTGTTATCTTTAACTCTGAAGAATTTCAGAAAAAATTATCTGAACCGGATAGCCGTTATCCATTTAAGACCACTTATGGTCATGCGTTACAAGACGCACTGGAAAGTGGCAATGCAGATTTTATCGTGGATGAAGTTAAAGCGTTCATCAGCGGTAAGGCACCGGTAGCAAATGCAATCGCAGATGTAGGTGCAACAAACGGTGTAGCTAAAACCTCGCCTGCTAAGCAGAATGAAGGATTTACGTTCACCAATGAGGAAGCTGTAGAGATGCTACGTAAACGTCAACGACGTGATATTACGGCGCAGGAATATAGCGAGTATCGAGCGAAACTGGGCGCACATCGTTCCAGCGTTCAAAAATAAAATAGGAGAACATGATGTCTAATTTGAATGGGTTAGGTTCGGCGTCTGGGTATGGGAGTATCATGGATACTCCTCTCGCTACGAAAGGATACCACTCCCAAATCATCGCCCGTGGTTGGGAAAAAGACATTATTGGGGAAATTGTTAACACCAATATTGTCTCACAGGCTTTTGACTGTAACCAAGTCGTAGAATTCTTATTGCAACCGGATGTCGGTGCGTGGAAGAACTACGAAGATAACCAAGTAATTAAACCGGACGAAGTGTCTTTAACTTCCATCCAAATGCGTTTATGCCACCAAGCATACAAAGCGTTGAAATTTGACAATAACACACGTCGCAATATGTGTGAGTATTGGAGTAAGTTCGAGGATGCGTTCTTAGATTCTTGCTACAAAGAATTGTCCGGTATGTGGCACGCCTTCGTACTAACCGGTATGGTGCTTGAAGCTCACCCAAATAACAAAGGTGCAAATGCAGGTCGTCATCGTTCGATCAACTTAGGTACCGTTGGTAAACCGGTGCGTATTACGCCAGCGAATTTGCCTACTGAATTATTGAACTTACGCCAAGTCTTAGTACACCGTAGCCGTTGGGAAAACAACCAAATGTTCTTGATTGTTCCACCGGAATTCGGCAACGTATTAATTCAATCTGAATATCGCTTGGCAGCGGACATCGGTTGCTGTAAAGAGCCGTCTATGTTGTTGTCCGGTGAATTCCCAGGTCAATTAGCCGGTTTCCGTACGATTGAATCTATGCGTACACCAGGTGGTTACGACACCGCAGTGAACAAACAGGTGTACTACATCTTAGCGTTCCGTAAAGACGCATATGCCTTTTATGGCGACATTACGGAAGGACGCATTATCGAAGATAAAGACTACTTCGGCTTCCAATATCAAATGGCAGCTATTTGGGGTGGTAAAGCAATCTTCAACGATGCAATCGCCGTGGCGTATTGGACTTTTGAATAAGGTAGGTAAAAATCATGGCAAACATTAATTTAGCTCGTGGTGGTGCATACCGTTATGAAAGTAACTACTTAGCTCCACACCAAGTATATGGTGAAAACATTAATCGTCCGGCATTTCGTATCGCTGGTGAATATATGCACGGCTTTTTTACTGCTGGTGCGTCATTCAACCCACTGAATAGTATTGGCCAGGCAGAAGCTTTACGGAAAGCGAACGTTAAAGTAGGCGACTACTTAGACTTGTTCGTGATTCCTGAGCATCATACTGTGGTTGACGTGGCTGCGTTGGTTATCCCAATGCAACACGAACGTGGCTACTTCTTGCCACCGAACAGTGACGGTTTGGTATTTACCTTAGAAGCACACATTATTGACGCTAAAACCTTAGCGCATGAAGGTGATGTCGATTTAGTAGATCCTATGACCGGTATCACTGCGAATACCCACATGATGAAACGTACGGCGGTGAAACCGGCTAACGGCGGTTACTTCGTTCCTACCGGTAAAGCCGTTAAGTTGGTCTTGAAAGTAGAAGGGCTACCGACTGATAAATTCACTTCTATCGCTGATGTAACAAGTCGCGTAGAAGTATCAGCGCACGTGTTCGACTACGAAGTACCGATGCACTTGTAATTGAAGCACAAAAAGCGCGGTGAAATATCCGCGCTTTTAATCTAATTATATTGGAGAAAAATATGGCACAATTTAGTTCCACCGCAAACCCAACCGAAAACGTTGTAGCTCCTCCGCGTGCAGCGAAAGCACCTTACTTACGTGACGCGGCTGGTAATATTTATTTATGGACGCCTGAGTTAGCCGCACGTGGCGACTTAGTTGCGGCGTATGATCCGGATGAACCTGAACGATTCGCCGATGATCAGAAACAAATTGAATTGAATCGTCGCTTGGAAATCGCGCAACAAAACGCTCAAGCGGAAGAAGCAGCGCGTATTAAAGCGGAGAAAGAAAAATTAGAAGCAGAAACCCAAGCGCGTGAAGCTGAGAAAATTGCTGAGGCTAACGCACGAAACTTAGAAATCGCACGTCAACAGCTCGAGGAAAAAGAAGAGGCCCACGCTAAAAAAGTGGCTGAACTCCAAGCGCAGATTGATGCCTTAGCGAAAGGACAGGCTAAAGAAGTGTTAGCGGAAGAGAATGGTGAAGATAAGGCGGTAGAAGAAGCTGAAACTAAACGTAAATCTCCGCCGAAGAAAGTTAAAAAAGCATCGCAAGAAAGTGCGACCGCAGATTTAGAGGACTTAGATCAATAATGACTACGATCAACGACTTGATTGAAGGCGTAGCACGCGACTTAAACGATTACACGGACGGTATTCCGGCTAAGCAATATCAGCGTTGGAGCCAACGTCAGTTGCTTGACTATTGGAATGAGGCGATGTGCGTCATGTACACGCTTAATCCGAGTAAGTTTAAGAAAACGCGTGTAGCGAAATTGACACCGGGTATAAACCAAGAGTTTAAAGGGTGTGAGCGTGTTCTCTCAGTCGTTGGCGTATGTGATGAAGAAGGTCATGTCCTCTACGAAATCGAACAAAACAAGGGCGATAAGCAACTCAAATGGGGTGGCTTTCGCCCACGTCAATGTTCTACATTCCAACATAGCCGTGATTTTAAACTAACGAAGTATAATATCGCTACCGATAAGGATGGATCTGTCTTCGTGAAACCGGCTGTACCATACGGCGTAGATGTTTACTTAAAATTTGTTTGTGAAACACCGCCAGTTAAGTTCGAAATAAACGATTTAGGTGCTGACGTTGAGCAGTCTAACTGTGCTGACGTTACGTTAGGCGTACACTGGGTACTTTTTAGAGCTTTAATGGTGGATGAAGAAAGCCAGTCGTCCAATACGTTAGCTACGCAGCACCTTAACTTATTCTTGAAACTTATCGAGGCGAAAGTCGAAGTCGATAAAGAATCTAATTACAATCTTACAGGCGTACCGAAAGAACTACGTCAATTAGTAGCGAGAGAGATAGCTAAATATCAATTAGGTGCGCGAGGTAGATACTATGCGTGATATTAGCACCACTGTACCGCTGTCGTATTTTATTGATGAAATCATGTTGCTGGACGGAATTGAGCAACCGATGGCGGAAGATTATGTGCGTAAAGCCGTAATCGACTTTTGCGTAAAATCGCAGATTCTTAAACGTACGACCGAAGTTGAGCTTATTGCTTGCGCGGACGAATATCTGCTAGATATTGACGACTGTGAGCGAGTTGTAAGTATTAGAGAAGTTTGTGGGTATGAGATCTTGAAAGAGGAGCCTTGTACCAAACCGAATTGCTACGGTCGCAACGTATGGTTTGTGCCACCAAATAATCTTAAGATTAGCCCTACACCAGTCGAGAGTGGGGAACGGGTGAGGGTCGTTGTGGCCGTAGCACCTAAGCAAGACTGTTGCGAAGTAGATGCCCTTATTTATGAGCGTTACCGTGAGGTGATTGTAGATAAAGCCCTCGCTATGTTGTATCAGATTAAGCAGGCACGATGGTTTGATATACAGCTCTCGATGTTACACGCTAAACAGTATCAGCAAGGATTATATCAAGCGAGCGCAGATCGAATCCTTGGTACTAAACGGGGTAAAATACGAATGAAATCCGGAGGGTTGTATGGCTGAGTGTAAGCCTTGTAAAAATACCACGGTAGATAAGCCGAAAGCGTGTAAATCGTTTTCTATCTGTGTAGGAAATAAGTCTTTGGTATATGATGGGAAGTGCCTATCTCTACTTAACCGTAAGAACCCAATTCCAGCCGGTACATACACCTCTATTACGTTAGATGAAAACGGGTGTATTATCGAAGCTGGTACGGCTCCTTTACCACAATATACACCGCAAGCGTGTTGTGAGCATGACGACACGACAGAAGTAGAAGCCTTACTTGATAAAATCGCAAACAGCGAAAAGTTGAAGGCGAAGTTAAAAGCAATCCTAGGAGGATAAATAATGAATCTGTTGTATCGCGACTTCAAGGGTATGGTTCCACGATATGACCGGCACTTGATTGGTGGCGAATACGCAGAGTTAGCTTTGGATGTAAACTTGTGGCATGGCACGTTAAAACCGTTTAGAGAAACGAAGTTATGCCACAGTATTAAAAAATCAACGAAGTCCGTGTTTTACGATGGATGTTGTTGGAAAGAGTTCGATAAATGTGTTGATTTCACGCGCCTTAATACGAGCTGCCAACGACAAGTCGTTACCGGACTTTTTGATTATCCGGCTACTGCGTGTTCTGACGAATGTGAACCGAAGTGGATCCGTTTAGGCGTTCCTACGCCAATGTCTGCGCCTAATGTAGAGGTTATGGCGGATTTGAAGCAACCGTCTTGCGGAGCATCTAATTTCATCGACGGGATTGATTATGACCGAACCGCACGTACTTATGTTTACACCTATGTGAATAGTTGTTGTGATGAAGGCGCACCAAGTCTTCCGAGTGAGGTTGTGGACATCGACGATGGTGGAACAGCTATCTTGTCCGGTTTTGAGACGCCACCACCGGAATATGGCGTGGAGAAAATAAGAATTTATCGCTTAGTGAGTGGTTTTGACGCAGAGGCCATTAATTTAGAGAGTGTCATGATCGGGGAGAAAAGCGATGTGAGCGAGTTCTTCCTCGTCGCGGAAATACCCGTCAACGATTCCACTTACTTAGACAGCAAGCGGGATTATGAGTTAGGTAGCGTACTTGAGACGAAGGATTACTTACCGCCACCGAAAGAGTTGGAAGGCGTTATCACCGTAGGCGGTACACAGTTGGCCGGGTTCTACGGCAAACGCATCCGCTTTTCACTACCGCATTATCCACACGTATGGGAAGATGCAGACGAATTAACGGTGCATGACAACATAAAAGCCCTCGTTGAGTTTGAGAATAACGTCATTGTATTGACGTGTGGAGCGGTGTATTTGGTAGAGCCTATTGCAGACTGTAAGACGGTAGGGTGCCGACAAGTCCATAAAACGTTAGAGAACTACCCATTGCTAAGTTGTTGTGGAGGACACGGTTATACTAAGACACCGAAAGGTGTTGTCTTTGTAACTGCGGAGGGGTTGATCCTAACGGATGGAAAATCAGCACAGAACATCACTTCGCCTTACTTCGCACAAGACGACTGGCGAGCGTTACACCCTGATCGTATGAGCGTAGCGTATCATCGAGATGGCGTTTATTTCTTTAGTGATGTGGCTGCTTACTGCTTACAATTCAATATCAGCTTAGCTGACTGGCAACATAGTAAGTTGGTACAACTCTCAGACCGACCATTGTACGCATTCAGCGCAGATGAAGAACTCTATCTCGTATATAAAGACGGTGTTTATCGCTGGAATGTTGGGGATAAATTACGCCCGTATGTATGGCGAGGGAAGGTTGAGGTATCACCTACGCAAGTTAATTTTGCTGGAGCGAAAGTAAGTCGTTACAATAGTGGGGATGTGAAGTTTAAACTTACCGGCGATGGTATTCCGATCAAGGGGTACAGCCCATTAAAGACGGAGAAATTTAGACTTCCTTCGGGTCGCCGTGATGTAGAGTTTCAAGTCGAACTCACTGGCACGGCAGAAGTTTATCAGGTAGAAGTCTCTACCAGTTATCATGAGTTAGGCACAGTATGAAGATTCAAACCGTAAAATTCCCCGCTACACCGGAAGAAACTTTAGAACAGGTCATTAAAATGCGACCGTTCATCGATAAAAGTTTCGCTGAAATGGACGGTTCTGATTCCACCTCATTGCCGAATGAGATGTTAGTTATGATGTGGCATTCCGCGAGTTTAGACTTTGTTGAGCTACTTAACGATGAAGGCGAACGCGTTGGGTTAGCGATGAACCAGCTCTTATTCCACGAAGGAAAGGGTGAGCGAATGGTTAAGTTAATGACCGTTTATATAGACCCTGAATACCGGGGCAAGGGTGAATTCAAACGCATGGTGGACTACATGAAAGTTATCTATCGCGCGCGTAATTTTGCCTATATAGACGTGGTCGTCTTAACAGGTCAACCATTCACCTTAGCCGGAGAAGAAGTAGCGAAGATTATTCGAATGGAGTTATAAGATGGCTGAATTTACCGCTGAGCAGATACCCGGCTCGCTTAATGCCGGATGGGATTATTACTTTTCGTGGGCTGAGAAGAATCACGCCGCTTGGAGCGCATTGTTTAAATCCGCTGAGGAGCAACGTGTAAAAGAATCGAAGCTTTGGAGAGAATATTACCAAAAGGTTTACAAAGAGGATAACGCTTGGTGGAAAAAGACGATTCTCTTTGCGCTCAACGGTATTCAACTTTGGGCTTTGACAAAGCAGTTCCTCCAACAAAAAGAACTTGCCGACCGCACTTATGAAGTCGCAGACCGGCAACAGAAGATTGCAGAAGAGATGTTCGACTTCTATAACTCCGTGTACAAGCCGCAAGAAGACGCTATGAGTGCGCAACTTTCAGGATCTACTACCTGTGCTGATTACGCCGGCACGGGTGGAATGTTTGGGGAGAATGTTCGTAGAGCGTTTGAGCAAACATTAGCCCTCGCTGAACGATGCAACAGTAGTAATTGCGAACGTATATCGGACTTCGACCGTCGTGGGCTTGCGATTGAGCGTGCGCTGACGGAAGGGAACGCCAAAAATCATGCCTATAGATACGCGGAAGCACGCAAAGAGGCTAAGGATAATATGTGGCTTGAGTTACGGATCAAGTGGATTCAGGTTGGTCGTAATGCGTCACAACAAGGTCAGCAGGGTATTATGTCTGCGTTTGGTACCTTTAGTTCATTCGGAGCTGACCCTGGCGCTGCGTTGAGTACATTGCTTGGTACGCTTTCTAATACCGTAGGTCAAATGATTAGTTCCCCTGTTTCGCCGGATGGAACTTTAGGTAAGATGGCGCAACAAGGCCCTCTACCATACGCCCCATTCTTAGGTGGCATCAGACAGTCCGGTGATATTCAACCGACTAAGGGTTCAAAAAGCGTTACACGGAGTTTCTAAATGAGATTAGATAACTATAAAGAACTCGCCTCCGCTCAAGGTAAGGAGATGATCAAGCAGATAGATCATCACTTAGACCAAATTAAGAGTAATCATGAAGCATGGGCCAAAGAGTTTGAGGCTGCGGAAAAAGCTCGCCGTGAGGAAGAAAAGGAGTGGCAGAAGTTCTATTGGGAGGTCTATACCGAAGATACGGCGTGGTGGAAATCCACAATCATGTTCGCGCTCAATGGGATTCAGCTTTGGGCGTTGACTAAGCAGTACGAGCAACAGAAAGAGATTGCGGATCGAACGTTCGACTTAGCGAATCGTCAGCTAAAAATCGCTGAGAGTATGTACGACCAATACAAGGCTCAGTTCCAACCGCATGAGACCGCATTGGGCGGGCAGATTAATGGCTATTTCGCATCTCCGTATAAACCGCAGTACAAGGCCACTGGGGGTCGTATGATGGCGACAGCTCGTCTTCAAATGGTCGGTAAGCGACGTGAGGTCTTAATGTGTGCGAGCCAGTATTGTACAGGTGCTACACGCTCAGCGTTGAACGAACTTATTTCTACGGAAGCTAAATTGATTTCCGCCGGAATGAATAGTGCGGTTAAGTATGAAAATTCTCGTGCGGATCGGATGGAGAATAAGTGGTTACAAGCTCGACTTGCGATGGTTCAAGCAGGACGTGGTTTGGCCGGGCAGGGTTTGGAAGGTGCGAATGCTGCGGCGAAGGCGTTTGCTTCATTCGGAGCTGACCCAGGCGCAGCGTTGTCTAGTTTGTTAGGAACCGCAGCGTATACTATCGGTGGATTAATCTCCGCACCTACACGCCCACAATATTCGCCAAGTGGTGGTAGTTACGGTACAATATACAGACCAAGTACGAAGGTGGCGGTGAATACAACGCCTAAGACTTCACGGACTTATTAGGAGACTTTTATATGTTTATTGTTTCACCGACAAGAGGCGGTTATCGAGGAGACGTTGTTAATAGTGGCTTTCGCCAAGGGCGACGTGACGCTTATCGGGACTATATCGACAATTTCAATTTCGCAACAGAAGCAGATGCAGCAAATGGTGCGTTGAATCAGTTAGATGTTGAGCGTGTTGCGAAGAACTACGGTTTACAGAACGAGATGGCGCAAGGTGCGCGTAAAGAGGCGTTGAGCTTTGTCGGTGATTCCGCCAAGATCGATAACGCGGTACGCGATGCAAATATTACATTTGCGCAAAATGCTCGTCTTAACAATAAAGCTGACGAGTTAGGGCAGTCCAATGCTAACATCGTTTTTGCCAATACAGCCGCAGCAGAAAACAAAGCAGGTTATGATGCGAACACCTCCGGCTATCAGCTAGATAACGTGGATCAAGCTAACCAAGCATGGTCTGACAAAGCGCAAGCACAAGGGTTAGCTAACCAAAATACGGAAGAAACTATCCGCTTTAATCGTAACCGAAACGATAATATGGAAGGCTTGCAGGAAGCTACGCGAGCGTTTGGCGAAGCACGTAATTCGGTGTTTACTGCGCAACAAGGGTTCGACATCGCGAATAATGACTTAGTCCAAGCACAAAGCATGACACCGGAAGCTTGGGACAAAGCGTTTACTTCTGCGTACGTAGCAAGTCGCCAACAAGCCGGTGATAAACGTCCACCGGAAGAAATTATTGCGGAAGCGAAGTTACCGGCGAATGCGCAGAAATACCGTGAAAGTTTGGACGCGTATAAACAAAGCATTATCCAGCAGGCGCAATCACAAGTCGATGATGCTAAAGCCGGCTTAACGGCTGCGCAAGAAGCCATGCTAAAAGCGCAAACTGACATGGAGGCTTATTCCGTTGGAGCTACAGGATCTAAAGGTCAATCGAAAGCGACGAATAAGCAGGAATCCTACAAGGTAAATAGCTTTAAGCTCGGCGACAGTGAAAACTTACAACAGTTTATCAACAAGGGTAATGGCGAAAACATTAACGAGAACGTGGGGCTAATTGGGCGCACCTTGTATTTCGCAAATGGTGAAAAATGGGAGTTCCCTGTGGGTTACACAAGAGAGCAGATCTTACAGGAAGCAGGTCTTTCAGATCCAAACACAACCACAAACCAAAATGAAAATCCACTAGGGAGATAGAAGATGGCTACAAGAGCTGAATTAGAAAAACACTTGGACGATCCACGGGTACAAGCCTTCTTGGCGATGATTCGTGATGCGGAAGGTACATCCAAAGGTGCTGACCCATACCGCGTATATGGTGGTAGCCATAAGAACCAACTTGAATCATTGGATAAGCCTACCTTCCACAAGTGGGGTTTCAAGCAAACTGACGGGAAGAATAATAGCTCCACCGCCACCGGCGCGTATCAATTTCTTGAGCGTACATGGAAAGACGAGGCTAAGAAGTTAGGACTTAAGGATTTCTCACCGGAATCACAAGACTTAGCAGCCGTATCGTTGTTATCGCAAAATGGTGCGCTTAAAGAGATTTTATCCGGCGATTTTAACAAAGCCGTGGCGAAGTCTAACAGAACATGGGCGAGCTTACCTGGTTCACCATATTCTCAAAAAACACGCAGCACTGAATTCGTGAATAGCTCTATCCAACGCCACTTAGGTGACGCACCGGAGGAAGGGAATCAATATGCCACAGTGGAAGAACCACAAAACCCAAAAACGACACCGGTGGTGAACAAGACGTCAACTTCGCAAACACCACCGGTCATGGAGAGCGTAGCGAAGATCGAGGAAGTAGCGAAGACAGCGAACGTGTTACACAGCTTGCTGACGTTAGCCGTAAAAGTTTGGGGTTTATTCCGGAAGCGGTAGCACAGCTCTCGACTGGTGAGCAGATTATCCCTGAGAGCGCACAAGAGCAGGACTACCTTATTAATGTGGCGAATAACCCAAACTATTCGCCTGAGCAGAAAGATAGACTGGCGCAGTTAGGGACGTTAGTAAAACCTCACAACTTTGACATTAACTTCGAGCAAAATAAACGAGACCAGTACCCAACTGAACTCGACGAGCCATTAAGAAGAATGATTAGAGGAAGTTAATCATGGCACTAAATTTAAATAAATTCGACTTCGGCAAAGTCGATTTCTCCACTCCTACCGCTACGCCTGAACAGCCTAGCGGTAGTTCTGTATTACCACCCATCGAAAATTCGCAAACGAATGTAGCTCCTTCGACTGAGCCTTCTACGCAGAAATTAGCCGTAGATGAAATGGCGGAGTTCGACAAGAGTAATTCTTCTTTTATTTCGAGTGCGAATTCACGCTATGGAATCGACCCCCCTACCGGTAGAAACGCCCTTAACTATACGCAGTTGAATGAACGTATTCGTCAAGACGGATTAAAGCCGTGGGAAAAACACGCGGTGCAACAACAATGGTTAAGTAGCCTTAAAAAATACCATGACGATTTACCGGACGGTAGCAAGAAAGACGTGCTTGGTAAGCAGATAAAAGAGATTGAAGATCTACCTGAGACGCTTAAAGAAGATGATTTCCTAGGACTTGGATCGTTCTTAGAGACACTTGGCAAAGGTAAAGACGCTTTCGATTCGGGAGTTGCCGTGGCTTCCGCCACCGGTTTAAGTCACCTCGCTGTTTCTGATAGCGATCTCGATAAAGAGATCGAAGCGCATAAACCACAGCTATCCGCAGATAAAAAGCGGATCGACGCCGCAATGGCGCGCTATATTAGTGACTACGTAACAAAAAGCGCCAATACTGGTGAGCTGGCGCAAGTCAATGGAGCTGACTTAAGAACGATGGCGTATAACGCCTTGCCTAAAGAAGATCAAGAGAAGTTAGCGGAGTACGATAAAGAACTTAGTGCGCGTAGAACTGATGTTGCATTAAACCGGAAGGTGGATGGAACAGTAGGAGATGTGTTAAATACGGCACGAGGAATTGCACTACAAAACACGGTCAATGCCAATAAACATAGTCGCTATGTAGGCGAAGATGAACGACAAGAGGATTTCAATAAACAAGCGGCAGAAGGGCTGTGGGGTACAATTAAGGCATTTGCTAACGACCCTGGAGCTGGTATTCGTGTTGGCGCATACAGTACGGGGCAGAATGCTCTTCCGCAAGCGTTCGGTATTCTCGCAGGTGTCGCCTTTAAAAGTCCGATGGCTTATCAAGTCATCTCTAGCCTAGGAAACGTACCGGCGGAAGTGCAAGGTCAATTTACGGAAGCGTTGGCAAAGGCATACCAAAAAGAGTTCGGTAAATCAGACTTGGCAGGCATTACGGATGCCGAGTTTAAGACTTTGGTGAATAAGTATGGATCTGACCTCGGTGGTGCCATTGATGACGGGCTTAAGAGTGCTTCGGCTATTATGGCAACTGAAGCCTTAACGGCTAAGGGCGTAGGTGTTTTAACGTCTAAGCTGATGGATAAAGCCAAAATTAGTGGCGAGATTATTCGCCAAGCTAAAGAGGCTGGCACCGCTGTTGCTAAAAGAGACGTTGTAACAAAAGCGCTAGGTATCACTGGTGCAACCGCACTTAAACTCACAGGCGAAGGATGGGAAGAAGCCTTTGGACAAATGGCGTCAAATATCGCTTTGAACAAGCCACTCACGGAAGGGGTAGGACAATCGTTCATCATGGCGATTGCCGCTTTAGAGAATATTCCGAACACCATTGCTGTAAGTAAAGACGCAGCGAATATGAGTAAAGTAGGTGATAACGTTGAAGAATACGTCGCTAAGCAACAAGAGCAAGCTAACGCTACAACCGAGGAAGGTACGAAAGCGGTAGAGCCTACTGAGGTTATTGAATCCAAGGCGGAGAATAAAGCTCCTCCAGCGAAAGAAGAAAAAATCGAGGACGCTGAGGTAGTTGAGCCTGTATCGAATGCGCAAAAGACTTTTGAATCAATTAAAGAAAAAGCTAAGCGAAGTAAGAAAGGTAACGCTTGGGAGACTGAATCTCCGGCCGGCGAGCTATCTAACGAAGATAAATCAGCCCTGTTTACGGAATGGAACGAACTTGCGAATAAACCTGATGCGTCTTTAACTGACGACCAACGTAATCGCATTCAAGAGATAGAAGATAAATTCTCTGATAAAGACGGCAACAACTATTTTATTGAGGCTCTCAACGCGTGGGAGCGAGGAGATTTTAATGAAAATCGAACAGATAATCGAAATGGCACGGCAAATGCTAACGGGCAACCTGTCGAACAAGGATCTACTGAGCCTAACGGAAGCGGAGAAGAACGCAGTACTCAAGTTAGTGAATCAGTTCCGCCAGCTCAAACCGAAACCGTTGCCGAAGGACATAGCCAGTCCGACACGGGGGCTTCTGCGGATCTTATTGAACAACCGCACGATAACGCGCCAGCGAGCGATACAACTGGGGCTGACGGACGCACCGGAGAAACAGACCCAGCACGAGGAGAACGTGGAGAACTGGGGCAAAACGGAGGCGAACAAGGTGGAGAACCAACGCAAACTGTTGTCGAAAAAAGCGCAGACGGCGGAGTACAGCAACGCGCGCAAAGCGATAGCGTGGGAGAAACATTAGATAGCAAGCGTGCGTATGTAGCTCGCCACGGTGGTGTTAATGCGCTACGTAAACGCATTGATGAAATTCAAGAGCAATATCCACAAGCAAAAGATAGAGCGACTTGGGTAGATCTTCCTGACGACGTAAAAACTGAGCTATATAACGCGACAGAAGCAGTAGCAGCAACGGCGCATACATCGGAAGAAGCGAAAGCCTTAACTACACCTGTAAAACGTGAAACCCCTACTCCTTACTATAAACGCTTACTGAAATCTATTTCGGATCAATTACGAGATGGAGACTTCATCTCAGCCGTACGTAAAGGTCAATTATTCGATGGTAGTCTAAATCTACGCGGTGTGTTCCTCTCAAACTCGCAAACGATTAACGATATGTATGGCGATGGGACGTTTGTTAGACCGGTGTTGAAAGAGGGCGTAACATTAAATCCGCTTGTAATAGACGGTAAGAACCTGAACTGGGATGCCCTCCCTCGCGTTGCAATACCGGAAGAAGTTAAGAAAAAGGTGAATGATCTTCTCTATGGCCCTGACGCTAAAGCTGACTTAACCGCTCGCTCTAAACGTGCGACTGATGCCTTATTAGGGTATGTTATCGCGAATGGTGTAACAGATGAAAACGGTGTGCCATATAATGCGGTTATGGTTAAGAGTTATACGGATATGGGTGGATATGGTGGTAAAGGAAGTCGCCATAACGTGGAGAATATGCAAGATGGTACCCTAGCTGACACTCTTATGCTCTCGCCTGACATCGTCTCGCATTGGGTAGAAGTGCCGGCTAAAAATAGATCTGTTAGAACTAGCGACACAGCTAAAAGCTATGCGGACATAAAAGACAAAGTACCTCTCGCACGTCCTCTACGCAAGCCTGTACCCGAAGCTACTTTAGCGCAGATGGGTGGGATCTTAACAGGAGACGAAGAGTTAGACGCAAGAACAGGTGTTAGTCAGAAACGTAAGCCAGCCCATGCTTCATCCCCACAAGGTGAGGAACATAAAACTGATAACTCTAAAAAAGACGAAGTCGATCCTGCGAAAGCTGAGTTATTAAATAAAATTAAACAACTCAAAGGAACACCCACTGCGGATCATATATCAGCTATCAGAGACGAGGCACGGGAGAAAGGTTTAACTCGTGACTTACAAGTAAGAAGCGCAATCCATAAACTCGTGGACAAGTTAGATGACAGCGAGTTTGAGCGTTATTCGCATATCGAAGATGAAAAACGAGCTGAGCGTAGAGAACAAACACACAAAGAATTTAAAGAAGCCATTTCTAAGCCGTATGAAGAAACGGTGAAGAAAAGTAATGCGAAAGAGGCTGCGATTAACGAGGCGGTAGCTACTGAGAAAGAGCAGATCAATACCACTAACGAATTCGCGAAAGAGTTCAAAAATGTTGATCTACGTCAAAATCAAGCTGTCGCACATCGCTTGCTTAAGCAACATCCTGATCGTGAAGACGACATTAGACAGGCATTCTTCCGTGCTACGCCACAAGCGAGAGAAGCGAGCTTTGAGGTGGCTAAACGTGGGTATATTAAGTTCCACAAGAATAACCCTACGCATAAGGATTTTGAGGGTACAAAAGATGGCTTATTGGGCTTCGACTTTAAAGGCAATCCAGTGTACACCACTACGGAGGAGTTCTTTGATCAGTTAGTAGAGGACGAATCTTACCAAGCGGTTGCTACCGAAACTCTCGCTCATGCGCAAGCCGTTGAAACGGATAAAGTGAATACGCAAGAAGAGGCGGTTAAAAATTCACTTCGTCGCAATCAGTTCCGTGGCAAAGCAAAAGAAATCCGTGATGAGGCTGCGAAAGTCTTAGGGCAAGAGCGTGCCTCTAACCAAGACCTCGCTGGAATGGCGACTGATCGGGAAGTCCGTGAGAGCGTAGATCCTAAGTCTATGCTCCGTAAATTCTTAGACTACCTGAACAAAGTGTTAGCCTCGGTTATTGCTGTGGTAGCGGTTGGGTCGATGACAATCCCACAAGACGCTCACGCTCATACCGGATATGGTACGTTTACACAATCGCAGAAAATCGAGGGTGCATCGCAAAAAGCCAGCGATACTATTAATTGGGTTGTGGCCAACAAAGACCACGGCGGTAAATCGTTCGTGGTTGCGGATAAAGAGAACGGCAAAATCTTAGTCGTTAGTCCGGAGGGGAAAGTCTTAGATTCACAAAACGCTATCTTCGGTAAGAACAAGGGTGATTCGAATGCGTTTGGGAATACGCCAAGCGGTAGATTCCAACTTCACAAAGTGGATACGAAGCAACTTACCGCAACAGATCGCCGTGTGTTTGGGGACAGCGTATTAGACTTGACCGACAAAGAAACGGGTAAGAAAGCGCGTAGTTCTGATGGACGTGTTATCGCTATGCACCGTGTTGTGAATTTGCCTGAACGGAAAGCAGCTTTAGACACCGCAACCGCAAGCGACAATTTCTTATCGCATGGTTGCATTAACATTCCTACCGCGTTTTACAATAAGGCGGTGGATAAGTTAGATGGTGCGATGGTGTACGTACTTACGCAAGAAGATGGCAAAGCAACACAGCCTACTAAAAACACAAGTAAGCGTACGCAGTTTAAGCGTTCAGCATTGAAGTGGAGTAAGGCTGCGAAAGATGTTAAGGCTGAGGGTATTTCTGTGGATAAATTGTCTTCCACCTTGGAAAAGGCGTTAGGTGATTTAAGTAAAAATATCCGCTTTGTTACGAAAGAAGACTTTGATAACGAAGGCGCGTTTAACACGCTACGTAATGCCGGCGTGGAAGGTTTCTATGATGCGGATAGTCAACAGGTTTATATTGTCGCTGATAATATCCGTGCCGATAAAACTCTTTCCGCCGAAGAACGCGCTACGTGGGTGGCATGGCATGAACTCTTTCACCAAGGCCTTGATGTAAAACATGGCGAAAAATTGGGTAAAGTTTTAAGTGATGTTAGCAATAATGCTTTCATTAATTCACTTGCCAACGCTATCCGAAATGACCGTGCGGATAATGAGTTAACGGAGATTACGCAAGAGAAAGCCGTTGAAGAAGCACTTGCTGAATTAGGCGCTGCGTTAGAATCCAATAACGTCGCTTCGCTTGAACAACGCTACGGCATTTCTGTACCTAGAGAGCTACGTGGCGAGACTAAATCTTTCGTAGAGAAAGCACTTTCTGCGATGGCGAATATCGTACGAAAAGTTCTAGGTAAGCCTACCTTCACGCATAAACAAGTGCTGACTTTGTTAGATGAAGCTAAACAGGCAATCGTCCCAAGCAAAGAAATGCGTGAGTTAGCTAAGGCTGAGTTAGAGTTTATGCACTCACCAGATTCCGCTTTGGTCGGGGCGGTATCATTTTCAATCGCTGATAAGTTAGTCGAGAAAGCGAAAGACTTCCGCGATGTCATTGTCGGTGGTGATATTAGCCGTACTGGTTCCATTCCGTCCCGTGATGGTTCGCGTTCTGCTAAGGCTACGACCGCTGGTCAAAACGCTTTATCACGTTGGTGGACGTGGGTGCAAGACTCCATGCAGATTATTATCGACCTCGATCCGGAAGGTAATGGTGGTAGATTATCTAATGCGGTTGCTACGTTCTCGAACCGTGCGCAACAGGTAGCGAGAAAATACAGTAAGAAAGCGAAAGCGTTCGAACGTAGTATGCTCGACTTCGTAACGGAGAATAAAGACTTATTCCCAAAACGTAAGAACCGTAAACAGATAGACCACCTAATCCAAGACACAACGTCTTCATTACGTGCTATTACTGGCGGTAACGAAAAGATACGCCGTAACATTGACCGTACTATCTTCGGTGATGACATCTACGATCAAAATGGCAAATTCATTCGCCATGTTCCGGGTTTACTGGATAAAAAGCGTGAGTACGAGGAATACTTGGAAAACAACCGTATCATGAACTTAGACGTACCGTCTTATATCGTCGCTAAGTATAAACGCTATACGGAAGAATTAGAGAAAATGGTTAAGATCCAAGATATGTTCGACAAGTCAGACGACCAAATCTTGGTGCCGGCGAGCGAGAACGATACAAGCCGTAAGAACTGGCGAGGTCATGATGGCTTTACCACGGCAGAGGCAGAAGCGAAGTTGAAACAACTTAAAGACCAAGGGTTCATCGACGAGGACGTATCATCGCTAACCAAAGAGCCATACACGGTGCGCCGTTACTTAGGCACTGACGAGAACACCGGCGATCCTAAAATCGAAATGGTTACGCACTACCGCTACAAAACTAGCGATGTGAAGTCCACGGTAAAAGGACGAATTATGCCTATCGCTGAGAAATACGTTAGCCTCAGCCAAGAAATCTACCAAAAAGCGGTGGACTTAATTGGTGAAGAAATCATGGGGCAAGCTACCAGCGAAGAATGGGAAACCGGTACCATGGGTAAAGTTCGCAATGTGTATAACATTAATGCGAAAGACAGCAAAGGCAACGCAATCGATGACGTTTACGATGTAACAAACGCGAACAATATCGACCAAATTGTCTCTCGCCAAGAGGCAGCAGAATACTCAAGTCGTCAAAATGGCCGGGCATTTAACGGTGGTACTGCGAGTGAAAACTTGACGTGGCATATTGAGTTAATGTCTAAGCAGTATGCGGCTAAGCACGTCGGGGAAGTTATGCTCGACATGAGTAAAACGCATCCGGACATCGTGAAAGTTTATAAGCGTAATACGCCTGAATACAGTAAACAAAACGGTATTCTCGTTGTGCGCACGGTAAACAATAAAGGTCAACTCGAAAAAGAAGTTGTTAAGGTATCTTTCGCGAATGAAGAAGCTAACCGTGCGCTATTCGGTGAAAACATTGCTCGCTTTACGCAATCGGATAACCTCGTGTTAAGAGCGATTCCGGCACTTGTATCATCGCTAACGCGCTTGTCATCGGCTGGTCTTACCACGACGTTTGGGTTTAGCGTTATCAACGCCTACAAAGGTTACAACGAGAAACTCAATCAGTTAATGGCCTTTACAGAGACTAGTCCGTTTGTAAAAGCGATGTCGCCACAGGGGCAAAAATGGTTCCAATCGAACGGAGCATTAGATACGTATGCGAAAGCGACTAAGCTCCAAGCATTCTTGACTAAGAACAAAGTACAAGAGACGCTCATGAGTCCACTAAAAATGTTCGCAAGAGAGAAGGCAGCGTTACTCTTTGCGCAACGCTTAGTTGACAATGGATCATACGCAGAGAAAGCAGCAACGTTACTCAGTGGCTTAGTGCCGGCTAAGCGTAACGCCGTACAAGCAGAATTAGACAAACTCGAACTGATGTACAAGTCCGGCGGTATTTCTTCGCGGATTGAAGACTTGATCAACACCAGTACGGATTTAAAATTACGCTTTGCTGCCGGCAAGAAATTTACACGCCTAGTTGATGGGGCGAAGGCGATTCTCGATACAGCGTCCACGATGACAATGTCGCAAGAGTTAGTATCATCGCTAATGATGTACGACTTGCTCACCGGAACGTTTGGCATGGATCAACAAAAGGCGATTGAAGCCAACTTGCACTTCATGAACTTCAACAAACGAGGTGCCAGTAAGTTAATGGGTTATATCCGTAACTACACCATGTTTGGTAATGCGATTGCGCAAGGTGCGAAAGCCTTCCAACACGCTTATCTTGAGCAAACGAATAACCCTGACGATAACTTCTTGGGTATTTTACCTGGCTACAAATGGTCGCCTAAAGGTACTGCCCGTATGGTAAACAACGTGGCTATCGCGGTATCACTTAATTTACTTGCGAGAGCGATTGCAGACTACGCTTGCGACGATAACGGAAAACAGTTAGGCAACCCAATTTCCGGAATGAACCCATACCAATTACTCCGTGAGGTACCGATTGTGGTCGGATGTTCTGAGAGTGGCTACGGTGCTATTCGTTTCCCAGTGGAATATGGTGCCGGTAACGTAGAAAATGCACTAGGTGTATCTGCCGTACAGGTGATGACTGGTGCGTGGTCTGCGAGCCAAGCGAAAGACTTTATTATTGATAGCTTATCGGATAACGCCGTGCCGGTGTCTATTCCGGTGGCCCATGGTAGTACGCCTTTCCAAAAAGCTGCGTTGTTGTTATTCCCACTTGTACCTGAGCCGTTTAAAGATCCAACTTTAGCGGCGATGGGGTTGGATAACTTCGGCAACCGCCTTAACTCACAACTCGCGAGCTTTAAGGACTACAAGCCTGATACCGGTAAGAAGTCAACCGACCCTGCATGGGGACGCATATCGACTGCACTTTACGATGCCGATCTGATGGGGATTAGAGCCAACCTAACACCGGAAGAAACGAAAGTACTCGTTACCGGTTGGACTAAAGGGGTATTCCAAAAAGTACTAACCGCCGTGGTTGAAGATGAACCTAAGCAGTCTATTTGGGAGGCCATGCTAGGTGTAAGTTCCTTCTATCGTAAAGAGCGAGGTTGGGATAAAATCGCCTATGCGATGTCGCAGACTTACATGAACGACCGTTACAGCGACTTAACCGCTATCGCAATCAAAGCGAAGGGTAAAGATAACACCGACCCAACGCCTACTTGGTTGAAGAAGAACGGGTATGAGTTAGACGACAAAGAGATGAAGTTGCTTAAGTCAATTACGAAATACCGCCATGCGCTATCAAATACGAAAGCGTCGCAAGAAAAACGGTTTAATGACAACGTAACATTTATCAAGTCCATTAGAGAAATAGAGGGTATCGAATGATTTACCGAGCTGATAGCCGTACCAATGAAATAAAGTTGCGCCTCCGAAGAAGTGGGGCGCACTTGTGCTACGATGAATTGTCGTTACACATCACACCGTTACAGTGCGAGAAACCGCCTGAGTACTGTTATGGTTATACACCGTGCGGAGAGTTCCGACGTGTAGAGATAAAACGTGAACCACCACTAACTTTAGTGTATGATATGTTCGATTACGACGATGAAGGGAACGTACGTTTTATCATAGATAACCAATTCTCTGAGCTTTGCAATGGTCGCTATGTGGCTACAGTTAAAGCGAGAGGGTGCGAGGTGTACAAGTTCCAAATCGACAAGCGCGATAAACTACAAGTCGCAGATGTCATCATCCCTGAACATGATTCTTGTTGCGGAGGCTAAACATGGTCGCAAAGACAATGCCGGGTTATGTGGGTAACTTAACGGCGATCTTGGAGGCGGATGATAAGTCTATTCCGCTCTCTAACCCAAACGAAATTCTAAATCGTCTATCACCTAACGATTGGACGACATTATTGATCCAAGACACGACCGGCTATGAAGTCGTAAAAGTCTTAAACTTCCAAGGTAACATCGCGATTGAGCGCGGTTTAAGTGGTACTAAGCCACGTCGTTTCCCTCTTGGAAGTTGTGTAACATTTACTCCTAGCGACGAGCTTTTTGCAGCGTTTGATTGCCAAACCGAATGCTGTGAGAACGGAGTAGATAGTACCTATGGTAATGCCACAACACCACCTGCCACGGTGAGCGTGGAAGTTTTACCGCCAGTTATGGGGGGCGTAGGTGCAGTTTTAGGTGAGCCGACCGGCTTTATGTTAATCAACGGCAAAAAAGTGCCGTTCTACGAATAGGAGATTGCGCTATGCAATTTTTCAACTTTAAAGACTACGCAAAATCATGGAGTACGTGGGTATTGTCTGCTGTGGCGGTAACTCCTGTACTCTCTGATAATGTACAGTCAATCGCGAGCTTGTTACCGGAAGCATGGAAACCTTACTTTGTCTCTGCGCTTGGTGTAATTGGCTTAATCGTTCGCGCTATTAAGCAAAAATAGGGGGCAACCATGGCTTGCAGAGGATGTGGCGATGTGGTCTATATGACGAAAGACCAGGTCGAGAACTACATTAATAAACTGATTAAAGACGGCGAACTCCAACCTGGCTTGCTAGGGTGTACGGGAGTTGCGTTGCCAAAAGGTACGCAAGTCGCGTCATGTGATGGCACCGGTGTCTCGACATACTTGCCGATCAAAGGCGACGGTACGAAGAATAATCCGGTTACGATCAACTTGAGTGCGGATAACTTCTCGGTCGATCCTATTACCGGCCTTGTTACACTTAAAGGTGTACCTACGGCAGAAGAACTCGCTAAGTTAGAAGCACGCGTTAAGACTTTGGAAGATGCCCTCGCGCAGTTTGAGCAGTTAAATAGTATCGGTGGGGCAAGAGTTGGTGCGATTCAACCATAAGGAGTAGATATGGCGATTAAAAAAGAAGTCGTTACAGGTGACGACTTAGGTGAAGCCTTGGGTATCGACCCAGTGGCGAAGAAAGTAAATGTCTTAGCTGACGGAACGACAATCCGCGTGAATAGCGATAATAAGCTCGAAGCGATTAATAGTGGCGGTGCAGGTTTAGACTGCGACGCTATCGACCAATTACCGGAAGCTGCGTGGAAGAAAGGGACGGTAGTTCTCGCAAAACAGGACGGCCAATGCGTTCGCTTGACTGCGCTTGAGTCCATTTTCCAAGAGGTCGGGGTAGGCATCACCGCGAACAAAGTAACGGCGTTTACGGATGATAGCTTCGATGTTGTTGTAACTGTAACCAACACCGGTGAAGGTAAAAACGACCTAACTAACTTAGTTATCAACAAGCCTAGCGGTGGCGGATATACCATCCAAGACATCCGCGAAGCTAAACAAGACGTTGGTTCTTTCGACAAGACCGGGGAACTGTCTTATGACATTAAAGGTCTTGCGAGCGGTGGTACGTTCACAGTTCGCTTTAAAGTCGTTCCAAGCGAAGCAGGTACGTTCCAGTTCACCGCTGCGGTGAACCCTAATACCAGTTTAGACTTAGACGGTAAAAACAACACTGCGACGTTAATTCTTTCTGCGCAAACTAAGAGAGACAACACCTACGTTCCGAGTGTAGATTGTCCGTTAATTACCGCAACGGAGTTAGATCACAATACGGTGTTGGTGCAAGCTGTTCCTTTAGTCTCAAGTAGTTCGACGTATGTTACCCTCCCAGAGACCAAAGCGATGAATGTGTTTGCTGAGAGACGCACACTTAAAGGTCTTCGAATTAAGTTGGATGGTGCTTCGACCGTTATTGGCTATGCGACGAACGGTACGAGTGGCTTCTACAGTCTAATCCTAAGCAATGGGACAACATCGCATGGGGTGATGGTATATGGGGATGATAACAACGTATCCGTCAAAACAGATGCTAATGCAGAGAAAACAGGGAGCGCCGGTTTCACTTTCGCAAACGGTGTACTTGAGATCACCGCCGACACTGCGATTTTTGCTTTTTGTTGCCGCCCTACCGGTACGAATTGTAAATGGCAGACTTATAAAGTACTTGCTACCGTACCGACAGTCTCTCGCTCCATCAACGTAACTAATGCGACGGGGTGTACGACGAAAAAGGCAATTACCTACAAAGCTGAGGATAAGCCTCGCTCCGATTCCTTCGAGAGAGTGCAGGTTATCCCAGCGTCTGTTACTGTTGACAGAAGTCGTGTTATTCAACCCGTTATAAGTAAAACTAGCCCTGCCTCCGCAGACGATAAACTTATCATCACGGTTCGTGCCGGTACCGCTGCGACCGTAGAGTTTACAAGTACGGATAACTATGCTGACGTAGCGACTTCGCAAGGTAAGACGGCTATTTCCGCAGGACGTGTAACAGTCGCATCAGATGCGAAATCTACGGACTCTGTGAACACGAAATACATTCAAGTAATCGTCGAAGATTAAGGAGTATAAACGATGATTGAACATAAGGTTATTACCGATAAAGATACGGGCGAAGGTCTTGAAATTGATAACGGTAAACTAAATGTCGCCGTGGACGGCACTACGGTAGTTATCCGTGGCAATAAACTTGTCGCTGTAGGTAACAGTGTTGACCTTCACGTTAGTTCGTTAAGTTACGATTCGGAAACCGGCGAGCTGAAAGCGATTGTCACTGACGCTAACGGTGAAAACCGTCAGGAAGCCACGACCTCATTGGCAGCGTTGCTTTCCCTATCGCAAGAAGCAGGTAACTTACTTTCGAAGAAATCTGACGGTGTTTACCTCGGCGTTCGCGATGTGATCGATGAAATCGGTCGTGATGCAGTGAAAGAAGACACGCAAGTAATCAAACTAACCTCACTTAGCGGTGATTTCTTAGGTTACACCATTCCTAACTAAGTTCATACGGTGCCTCCTTACGAAGGCACCTTTTCTTTAACCTCAAAATAGGAGTAAATATGAGTGTTGTCGTAAACAACTTTATTGGATTCAATCCACTTGAAGCCAAACCCGATGGATGTTGCGGATATGAGTTCGACATCGCAACGCTTGGCGTGCGACCATCTACACCTCGTCCACGTCCGGATAAACAGCCAAAAACACCACCGTCGTTAGTTTTAGAAGAGGTCGATATTCCCGAAGATACGGACACCCACTTCGCTGATTTTCAGTACACGTTTGTGAAAATACCACCTTCAAACGAAATCTACCGCCTTGAGAAATTGGTGTTGAGACAGCGTGGCGAATCACGTCCAAACACGATCAGTATTACTTCAGAGCTACAAGACGTGGCATCACCGGAAGAAACTAAAATTGTCATCGCCGGCGAAGCTATGCAGCTCCATGAGATTAAAGAATTTAGTCTCTCAACGAATGGGCCAGTGAAAGGCGTTAAAGCATTCAATGCGCTATCAGAAGCCGAACGAACTGTGACATTTACCTCGCCTAAAGTAATTTCAGAATACGAGCCGGATAAGCCTATTCTTACATCGCAAACAGTGAATTACGTTATCCCACTTCAACACTACCCAACGTTGAACATCGCAGTAACCGACGTAGATATGCCGACTTCACCATCAGGTCGTACAGTCATCCATACCGAGCCGGTAGAAGATAGTCACCTTGCGACATGGCAAAGTATCGACTTAAAACTCCGCTTTGAGCGTTTAGATTCGTCGGACGGTACAGTGTTGGAGACATTCAACCTTGATACAGTGGCGGTGTATAATGGCAGTGAAGATACATTCGCGTTTGAAGGATCTGCGTTGCCTACTATGCCTTCCGGTTTGTATCGCGTTCACGTGTCGTATGGCGGCGCAGATCGCGAAGAACCAAACTACCGCTTCGTGGTTCCAGCATTTGATTTATTATCAGAACCACGAACCTTCACCGCATAACACGAGGGATATTCTATGGCTTGTGCGATCTTGTCTTTAATGTACGGTAGAGATACGCGCCCTGCGCAGGTCTTAAATACATTAGTCAGTGTACTGTGGGTAGTATTGCTGCTCATCCAAGAGTTCAACATCGAGGCCGTGAAAATCCCCACCGCTGTTCAGTCGCAAATTGCGATGGGTATTTGGTTGTGTGCGCTTGCGGTGGTATTCGCCTGTTTGGGGTTAGTAACACATGGGCGACCACACCAAATATTCAAGACGTTTGCGTTACTGCTAGGGGCTTTGCACCAAGCGATAATCGCGAATGGCTATGCGACTGAATATCCCCCACTCGATATACAGTTAGTTGTAAGTACGGTGTTAAGCGTGTGGTTTATGCTTGCTGTACTCTATGTATTACGATGTGAGGGGATAAATGATCAATGAACTTACGAATTATATTGATGACATTGTCATTCTTGTAGGCGCGGTATTAGGGTCGTTTAAGGCAAGTGTGGAGTTTGATCGAGAAAAGGCATTATGCCCTCGTTCGCTTGACGTAGCATTAGGCGTATTCATCGGTGTCGCCGTGGCTTACCACTTCGGGTCGAGCTTTAACCAATGGTTAAGTGGGTTGTTGTCCGTAGTCGGTGGCGCAAGTGGTGCGGTTGTGTTAGAAGTCATAATGCAGATGCTACCGAGTATGACGAGGAAAGTGGTCAAGGATTGGCTGAACAAGAAGATGAAATGAAAAAGGCCGGAGATTAACCCGGCCTTTTTGTTAGGCGTTATTTAAGCGAGCAAGCAAAATATCGCTGTAGGCTTTCATGGCGGTATTTTGCGACTTCATAAGCTCCCATTGTTCTTCGGCGATGAACTCTGGGCGAGGATTGAACACGCCGTCCGCTTGGAATAATAAGGCGTGTAGTTTACTTAGGCGGTCGTCTAGTTGACGGAACTCAAGCTCAACACGCTCTTTCCAACTTAATTGCACTTCTTCATACCAGCGTTGTTTTTCGCCGTAACCTAAGATTTCCCAAAGTTTGTTGAACGCATTATCAAACGCAATACGCTCACCGATGTCTTCTGCGAAGATAGTTGGGTCAATACATCCGCTTGTTCCGGTAACGGTATAACCATTCTTTAGCGTGAGGACACATAGTATTCCTGTGTCGCCATAGCGTTGGTAGCTGGTTTCTTTGATTTGTTCTTGTAGATAAGTTTCGGTTAAGCCGTATTTGGTACTCATAGTATTTCTCCTATATTGAGTGGGTTAGATTAAGCAGTTTCCTGCTTGGTATTTTGCTTTTCGCGTTCGATCATGATTCGCAAGTAATGCGCTGCTTTCTCAAGGTCTTCCACGCCGTTTTTGTTTTTATAGCGAGTTACGTACTTAATGACATTACCTTGAAGATAATCAAGTCTATTCGCCATAATGTAGTCAATCGGTTGAATTGCGCATTTAGCATAATGATCTCCACCTACTTGGGTCTTTAACTCGAATAACTTGGTATCAGACGCACGTAACCCATCGATTGATTCTTTCGATACAAAGGCGCATTTTGCCGTATCTTCCGCGCGAAGTTCTTTGTTAGGTGTTGCTTCGCCACATAGTTGTTCTAACGGCACAGGAGTAGTATGTTTCGATGCGAGGTAATTAAGGATTGTAACTTCCGCATAAACGGTATTATCTTCACGATAGATATTATGGATCTTTATCTCAGCACCGGCTCTATAACAGCGAGTAAAAATTTCGAACGAGATGTTATACGGGTACGGGGCTACATTATTAGCGTATTCCGGGGAGTGAGGAGGCGGAATGAATCTTAGTTGTATCATAGCGGAGTCTAATTTACTTTCTAGTTCGCTAATCTCGCCCATTCTTTCACGTTGTATTGCAAGGTAAAAAGGGTCATCTTTAGTATAATTTCCGTTCCGTACAAGCAGTAGTTGACGTAAGATGTATGTCATTTTCACTACTTCCTCTTCGTTATCGGCGCTAAAAATTGGTTTAACTTCGATTGGTACCTCTTTCATTGTATTATCTCCTTAGCGTATTTCAGCAATTAGTGCATTAGAGGCGATCTTAAATTTACAAAGCTCACCGAAGATCGATAGCTCCATAGTTGTATAAGTGGTTGAGACGTCACTTATCTGATCGCATAGACGGTCATAAAAGTTAATAAAGTCGGCTGCGTCGGCGCGTTGCAACGAGAATTGCGGTTTACAATGAATTTTTATATCAGCGACGGGTCGTAGGGTTTCTTCCCATACTCCTTGGTCGTCTAATTTATACCGTCCTACGGCGACCATTGCGTTTAATTCTTCACGCATCGCTAACAGATCAACCATCTTAATTAGGCGTTCTGCGCCTAATCCATCTTCATGTTTCGCATTTAATTGCCAAAGGATAGCACGTTGCACCATACGTTCTAAGTCTTCTAACTTCTTACCCAAGACGTGTTTAACTGGGGACGTGATGTCTCCGGTGTAGGCCTCATGCGCGTCGTGTAATAGTCCGAGTAACGCTATATGTAGGTTTCCCGTTAAATTTAGTAGAATTTCTGCCACATACAAACTATGGGTGGCCACGTCCGTACCCAAGCCGTTAAAGCGCACCACTCTAGAAAGTAGCTGTGCGATTTCGCTTATATCGAATTTATAATCACCGGGGTTATGGAAATTAATAATGTTACCGGTGGGTAACGCCTTTACGCCATTTAAGTCCATTCTTCGTCTCCTTTCTTGACGGATATTGTGAGTTCTAACCCTCGCTCTTCGCAGAATCTTCGCAAGGAATTTACGCGTCCGCGAAGTAGCATTTTCGTTCCATTTTCAGTTTTACGGTAATTCTTTCTGTAATAAAACGTAGCGCACGCTTTACATCTATTTGTAGGTTTGCCACCATGTCCGCGCTCAAACTGGTCTTTTTCTTTCATCTCGCCGCAGTAACGACACATCTTTAGACACATAATGTATTCCCCGTAATTGCGTCGTAAACATCAAACGGATAGCCATACTGGTCGTAGTACGATCCTCTCAATGCAGTTCGTAGAAAGCACGCCAATGCCGTAGCACGACGTTTAACTAATTCTACCTCTTCTTCCGGCTGCGTAGGTTCATAGACAAATAGGGTGTGAGCCGGTTTGTCGAGGTTAGCAGCGATCGCTTGCCATGTGCGATAGGCGATCGTTAGTTCATCTGAACAAGCACCCACAGCCATGAACGCGTTAGCTGGGAGCTCTTCGCGCATACCTAGATAGTTACATAAATAAGCTTTAGGTTGCTCATTCACCTGCGTTTCCACGCAAATACCTTGCCAATTACCTGCGGGGTCTGTAAGTATAGACTTCGCTTGTTCTACAAGTTCGCGATTGTCTTCCGCCATCATAATCTGATCAGCGATATTACATTCTTCATAGGTACCGGCGAAAGCGAACGCAGTGCTTTGTGTACCGTTGTGTTTAATACGTAGTTTCGGTGCTGCGAATACGGTCGTACCACGGAAACACTTTCTGTCTGCTATGAGGAATCTGCCATCCCATACAATCTGAGTCATAATTAATTTCTCCTATTCATAAATTACCGGTATTTCTACCCATTCTGTACTTACAACAAGACCCTTGCTGTTTCGGTACTCAACTAGTTGCTCAATACGCTGGCTACCGTCCTTACGAATTACTAAATGTAGATTCATCGTCGGGTGAGGGGTAGTATTCTCACTCCCCCCGTTCGTATCGGCCTTCTTACCAAACGCGTGCCAGTTACTCACTTGCGTCCTCCAGTAGGCTACTATAGGTGGACTTCACGAGTTCGTCGGCTTTAATCACCATACAGTAGGTACGACCTGTGGTATTTGGTAAGCCCTTGGATAGAATAAGTCGTGCGCTCGCATGGGTAAGCAGCCCACGTTGCGTCAACGCGTCCTTGACTGAGTTGATACCGATGTTGCGTTTAGACAAGTATTCTTTCAGCGCGGAGGTGCGGATATACACCATGCCACTATCTTGCTCGTAGCGTACATTTAAGGTGCCGGTAGGAGCCATGCGAACCATGAGTTGTCCTTCTTGAAGACCAACGTCCGTTACCACGGTATTGCGAATGTTATCCGCCAAGAAGCTAGACAACACATCGGTCGGGCTAAACTCGTAGGTATTACGTGATACGCGGTTGTGTTCTACGATACTAATCAGCGTATCGAAGATTGCTCGCATATCCCATTCGACTAATCCCATCTTGTTCGCTAGTACCCCTGCGACGTAGATAACCGCGCACCCTACAATCCAAAAGCGCTCGTCAGAAGTCGCTTCAAGGCGTGTACTAAAGCTCTCAATGGTAGTGTCGATCAAAGCCTGAATATCATCTTGTGGGATTTTTACAAGGTTACTAATCCATTCCGCCCCGGCCACACCGTAGTTTTCACGGATCGGGTTCTTAATTAAGCGTTCACCCTCGTGGACGGAGAGTACAGGCTTAGGCAACTTAAACTCTAATGTACGTGAGATTTCGGCAGCTACGTCTTCTTTCGCTGTATTGATGCGGTCAATAAGCGAGAAGTTACCGCTCGATAGCACCATAAGTTGCCACGATAAATTATCCATACGCTCACGCATATTGGTGTCTAAGCGACGTTTTGTGCGCCCTTGCGTTACACCCAAGAGTAGGTCTGACGTAACACGTGGATCGAGGTTGGATAGCTCGTCGATTGTAACGCCGAGGTTGCACCAACGCCCAAACCGTTCTTCAATGGCATTAACTGTGTCCTTCGCGTTCAATAAAAGCTCGCTAGGGTGTCCCCAAATACCGTTCATCATTTCTTGGGTCGTAGTCTTTCCGTAACCCGGTTTAGTCATTAAGTGTAACCAAATACCGTTGTAGTTAGTAAAGCGCATGAGCGTTGTACCAAAGCTACTCAATACGCAGATCTGTTGCTCTACTGCCCCGTAAGCCGCTAAACGGCGCATTAAGTTCTTCCACCCTTCAAGCGTGCCGGATTGGCGGAACAGGCGACAATAGTTCTTAATGTTAAGATGTGGTTGTACAGTAACAACGCCATCTCGTTGATAGAGTTTGTTACCTAGTAAGAACTGTTGGGTGTCATCTACCCACCCGAAGTGTTGCATCTGTCTTACTTCTGTCATTCTCTCCTGAACCTCGTTCTGATATGCTCTCAAGTAGTTAATGAGCGTTATCATGTGTTTGTCTTTAATAGATACCCCGGCCATACCCAAGCGTTGTTTTAGACGGTCAGGTGCGTACCAGTCTTTCATGAAGAACGAAATCTCTTGGTACTGCCCGTTTAATCCGATGCGCAACATATACTTAACCATGACGCTCTGCTCACCGTCCACGACCTCTACAAATTTCGTCATGATTGGGAACAAGTCGCCTTGGAAGAACACAACCTCTTGGTCGTTCTCTTGGATAACTAATCCTTTATTAGATCGTTTGTACGGGAACGGTGGTTGCGGTGTTCCATCATTATGCGTGCTATCACTCCCGCCATTACCGCTGCCGTTACTGCTCGATTCTGCACTTGTAGCTCCGCTAGTCTCTGCGACTTTATCTCCGCATTCGACCTCTGCTGATTTAGATGCTTGCGCTGGGTATTCCAACGCTCCGATCTCCAAGTTGTACTGCGGCACGGGGATTTCTTCATAATGTTCAGCTAAAGTTAAAGGGGTTTTTATTCTACCTTCCATCGCATGAGGGCAACCCTCACATAGCTCACCGCATTCACGCTGGAAATAGGAGCAAGTTGTTGGCCCCATATCCATATCAATAAAGCGTTGTAGCTTCTCTGCGGTGCGGTCTTCGTCAAAGCGAGTTGTTTCCGGAAAGCGAGTTTTGCACTTGCGACGTAAGGTCTCGATGTGTTTATCTGCATTCTCGCAGTAACGCATTACACCAAGCACACCGCGCCATACCGGCTCAGCTACGGGGTTATCCCCAAATAGCGTAAAGTTCGCAACTTGGCATCGTTTCAAAAAGTACTTAGCGTGCTTAGGCTTTTGATCAACGAAAGATGAAGGGTCTTTCTTCACGTACTCTACGACTTTAACTTTGATAGCTTCGATTTCCGCTTTGTGTTCGCGATAATAAGGTTTAAGCGCATTTACGAAAGCGGAGAATGGTATATCCGGTGCGTCAGAAACTAGCTCTACACGTTTACCATTCTTATGGTTAATGGTGCCTACCGGTCGTAGAATACGCGCTCTATCCATCGTACACGCAGGGTCAGCGTATAGTCCGTAGTGCTTAATAATGGCGTCAAACACTTTCGCCATCTTAAACCAAGATTGCGCATCGATTTCTTCTTCTAACGCCCAGTAAGCGTGTACGCCACGGCCACTGTTAATCACGATAGGGTCAGGCAGACCAATGGCATGGACGAAGTCCCATAGCTTTTCAATCGCCATAGACTGCGAAGCATAACCTTTTTTCTCGGCATACTTATCTTCGCCTACATCGAGGTCTAACCAAAAGGCCTTAAAAGCGATTGTGAAGTCCGCACTGCGAGAGAATCCTTTATAGGGTTTACCTTCGAACTCTTTGTCAATAAAACTACGTTCAGGGTCAAAGCCCCCCAAAGCCATGTAAACTGTGTTACTGGAATGGGACATAAGACCAATACGTTTAGCTAAGTCTTCTACCGTTTTAAATGTTTTATGGCGCGTGGTAAGCGAAGGGGAACCGTCTGCCTTGAATACTAAGTCTCCGTTGTTATCAACGCGCTGTTGCATTACAGCCATAACTTTAAGCCCGGAGCTTGGTAATATGCGAGAGAGGTGTTCTAGAGTATTCATAATGTTGCACCTACGAACAAAAGTCAGATCTTACTCTGCAATCGGGCAATTTAAAATGCGGGTAAGCAGATGTAAGTAGGTACAACATTATGAATACTGTACGTGAGATTGGGTTTGTCATTGATATTGCCCTCTTTATTGGTAGAAAATGCGGTGAGTCTGCTCTCACCGCGAAGTATTTTATAATAAGTTAATCTTAGTCGTCAAATTCGCCTAAGTCTTCTGCCAATGCTTCGGCTTGTTTCACGGATTCACCATCTACTTTGCTATCATTAGATACCACGTTCTCCGCCACTTCGGCTTTCTTCTCTACTGCTTTGCGTTTAGGCGCAGATTTCTTCGCTGGAACTTCCGCAGGTTCTTCTTTGGCATCTTCCACTTCGACTTCTACAGGCTCTAATGCTTGAGGGAAGTTTTCCGCTAAGAATTCACGTACTTCGTCTTCCGTTGCGTCATCCGCCCATTCTTTAAGTTCCGCATAGTCATACTCAGTTGTATTCACCACATCAGGGTGTTCCATACCTAACACAACCTTGCGAGTTTTCTTAGCCGGTGGCGCTTTCTTCGCAGGAGCTTCTTTTTTCTCAGGAGCCTTCTTAGTTGGTGCGGATTTCTTAGCCGATTCTTTCGCGACTTCTTTCTTCGGTTGTTCTTCCGGTTCGTCAATATCAACGTTAATCACAGGGATTCGACCGGCGGAAGAAGGGTTTTCGAAGGCAGCGTTAAATGGGCGTAACAACTCTTGAACTTCTTCGCTATCTTTCAAACGCAATATTTCTTGGCGTTGTTCGTTGGATAACACCCAGTAACCACCCTGCGCATTAGACGCAAGACCGAACTTCATCGTAGCGACTTCCATTTTAGGTAGAGATGTACATTTCGTTACAACGAACTGGGTTGGGATTGGCATAGGTTTTTTCGTTACTGGATGCACCTGTTTGGTTAGTACCTGCATATACCAACTGTAGCTACCGTAACGTTCACGTACTACGGTCTTATCAGTAAGAGATTTATATTTAGCTTCTAACACCACCGGATCAGAGAATGTACCGTCTTCGTTCATTAATACGCAGATAAGTCGACGATACGTGTTACAAGGAAGATTACCGGCTTCGTAGTTATCGCTGATTTTGTTAAACGCACAGTCTTTACAGTTGTCGCAAAGCGGATTTTCTACCGTAGTGTCCGGGTATTGACCTTCGGTACTGTAGCAATCAGGCGCAGCAAACTCACCTTCTTCTTTTTGTTGATCAAAAGATTTTTCGTAATGGATACGAGAGTTAGATTTGCGTTGGTCAACAATAACGATATTAACTTCGCGACCTAAATCAATCGCTTCACCTTCCGGTGTAACGAGTTCCCAATCGCCACTATTACCCATGGTTAAACGTGGCGCGCGTACAAACGTTCCGCTAAGACCTGCGGTTAAATCTTTCGTTAGTTCCTGGGCCAATTCATCATCGTAAGCGATGGGTAAAGCACCCATGTCAATTACCATTAAGTTTGACATAAATAATCACTCCTATTTAAGTTTACGTAGTTTAAGTTTTTGCAATGTTTTTTGCTCTATCCCGTTTGGTAGATCTAAACCTTGCTTAGTTAAGTCATTAAGCGTTGTACTAGTCAAACGCTTTTGTAAAATCGCAAATGCTTCCGCATTTCGTAATCCATCTCGGATACTTCCGACGATGTCTTCCGCAATATCACGAACAACGTACTCATCCACGTCTTGGTTGTTAGCGATTGCTCGTACAACACCATCGTCTGCGAATTGTTTCTCTACACTTTCTGCAACGATTGAGCTATATACCGGAGTCCAGCCTTCTTCACCAACGTTATAGACGGTCTCAGGTTTGTAAGAGACACCAAGTACACCGGTGAATTTCATCTCTGCGGAACCGTCTTCTTCCATGCGATGACGTAGTTCATCTTCGATGATAGCCAAGCGTGTCTTCGCACGTTTTTCATCGGATGCTACAACGTCTAAACGATCTAATGTTTGACGTGCTAGTTGCGCGATGACTTCTGTTTTTGCGCTGCGCAGTTTTGTTTTTAACGCTTCCAAGTTTTTCTCAGTTACGTCGTCTAAGTCCATGCGACATTCTAATGCTGTAGCAATTTGTGCTTTAAGTTTTAGTAAGTCGTCAGTAGAGAAGTTGCCTAACGGAAAATACTGCGTACCTTCGTCCATGTGTTTGGCGCTATCACCGATGTAGATACGGTGTTCTTCGTCCGTGACTTCGTTAGACATACCGGGTGAAAAAATATAAAGGAATTTACCTTTTCCTGCCATAATAATTGCCCTCTTTGTTGTTAAGTACGGTGATTATATACTGAAAAATTTTTACTGTAAACCAATTTCTTGCTTATATAACTCAAGAAAACTTTGTTGCGCTTCGCTGCCATTGGCGAGCTTGCGGTAAATTGCTTGCTCCAACGGAGTACAGAAGATGTGGTAAATACCCATGTTGTTTTTCTGTAGCTTAGACTGAATGCGTTTATTCGCTTGATCGTAAAGCTCTAAGCTATGGTGTGGCGTGAACCACACAATCGTATCTGCCACCGCGAATTCTAACCCATGCGAAGTGGTCTTCGGGTGTGCCACAAGCACTTTAATGTTCGGGTCGGTCTGAAACTTATGAACGACTTCATCCCGTTTTTTACCGGTTACACGACCATCGATCCACACCGAACCGTACTTCTTATTACAATGTTCTTGTAACAAGTCAACCACAGCCTTGAAACTAGCGAACACAATAACTTTGTTGTCGGTGCCTTGAATGATTTCATCGAGTACTTTAAGCCGTCCTTTCGGTGGCAACTTCAACACCGCGGTATCATCGTCACCATCTTGGTCTAACTTAACCACGCCGGCTGCGGTCTGTAGCAATTTAAACACTAACACACCGGCGTTAGCTGCGGAGACTTTACCCTCGCGAAGAGGAATAGCTCCCTCATTACGGAGCTTGTCATAGGCTTTTTGCTGATCCGGTGTAAGCTCCGCCTCGTTGTACATCATCTGTAGCGGTGGTAGGTCTAATACGTCATCAGCGTTAAATCGAATTGCCGGTTGTAGTGCATTAAACACTATATCTTCCCATCCACGCTTTGGTACCCACTTCCGCTCACCTACTTTAAACATCGTAGCGGCTTGCCAAGCTCCAACCGTTTTAGGTACACGGTGAGGTGCGACTAACTTAATAAACCCATACGCTGCCACTGGGCCACCGGAGAGTGGGGTACCTGTTAAGGCCCATACGTACTTACACTTAGTCGCCATCTCATTCATCACCGCCCAGCGGTCTGACTTCGGATCGCTAAACAAGCGAGCTTCATCGATGATAAGGAGCGTCTTATCCGTTAAGTAGTTGTCCCAAATATCTGCCACCACTTTGATTCCGTCGTGATTGATAATGTGAAAATCGCATTTCTGACGTAGAACAGACCGTCTAACCGACGCACTACCACGGGCTACCATCGCCCAGCGATTGGCAAAGATAGCGTTTACCTCGTTGAGCCACGTGCCACAGTTAGACACAGTGCAACACACCAACACTTTGTCGATGATACCTTCTTTCATGAGGTAATCCGCGGCCCATAAGCAACTCGCTGTCTTACCGGTACGTTGTGTATTAAGCACAAACGCCTTCGGATTTTGCGAGACAAAAACGGCTGTCTCTGCTTGGTGTTTCATCGGGTCGTACATCCCATGTAATTTAGGATAGGCGTACTGTACTCGCATAGGTTCAAGACCTTCGAGCTTAGCACCGAGATTACCAAGGATTTTATGGGTATCGACATTATGTTTGACGGCCAGGTTATGACCGTCTTGTTTAAATTTAATACCGGCTTGTGAAAGTACTTCCGTGTACTTTGAAGGGTCTCTCACCTTTAAGACGATAGCTTTCTTGTCTTTAACGCAGATCGCCATTGTCGAACTCCAAAGGTTTAAGTTTATCTTTCCAGCGATACAAAGCAGGTTCGCCCTTACATAGATCCTCAATCCAGTCGTCATCGCTTAAAACCATAGTTTTAGCCATACTTACAAATCTTTCGATATGTTGTACTACGTATTCGACACTTTCGTTGTCTACCACCCACGCAAAACCGCGCGCTTTATGAATACGATCTAGTGCATAAGCCTGCAAGACGGTAGGCTGTTGTTTAGGTGTAGCCTTACACTCAAACGCAAAAGGCACACCTTTAATAATCGCCATTGCATCGGGAATACCTGTCTGCCCCATACCGTTTTGTACCGGCATATAATAAAAGCAATCGCCACCTAGCGATTTTAGAAAGTCTATGAGTTTCTTTTTAACTTTCCCCTCTGGAGTTTGCTTAGCCATAATCTACCCCGAAATTCCTACAAGAATGAATCCAACTACCATACCTACGAACACACCTAACTTAAAACCTCGCCACCAAGGGTCTTCGCTCATAGCGATGTCTAACTTATTCATCGTTCGTTTTCCTCTTGCTTCGTCGCTTCATATCCACCTTGAAAGGCTTCCCATCGATTTTGTACACGCCAATCTTTAAAATTACCATTCGTGTACTGGTCGTATTCAAAGTGATGATACTCAGGCGGATATTGGCGGAAATGCCACTCTAAGAATTTTTCATGTAAGGTCATAAGACATCTACTGCTGAATAATTGTTTTGCCACCATCATTGGCGGTGTTCAAAGCTTTTACAATTTCTTCATCGCTCATACCGCGACGTTGAAGTTGTTGCGCCATTAAGATTGTCTGCGCTTTTTCTTTTAACTTACCGAAGGCAACGAAGTCTTGGCAATGTGCGATGTCTTGTAAGATGACTTCCAAGTTTTGTTGACGTTGCATCATAAGACCATACGTCTCATTTACTTTGATATGCTGCGCTTGTACGATTTCAAGTAACGTTTCTTTATCCAAGCCGGCATAGTGCGCCAAGAAGCCCTCATAGTCTTGTGCTTCCAAGCGACTGTCGGCTGCCTGTAAGTGCGTTGCGTTCTTATTAAACTGCGCTCGTATTTTATTAATAAAGTCTGCGTAGCGTTGTTGTGGAGTTTTAGTTTGTTCAGTCATTGTTTTTACCTTTTATTCCAGAACGGGCAAGATTTAACTTGGCACCATGGTTTACCACCGTTGACGGTTGGTTTATTTGGGCGACACAAACCACTCGGATTTGGTAGCCACTCGTTTCTTTCCGTAGAGTGAGCGATGCGGTCGATGTCTAAAGACAAGTCGCTTTTCATCTGCTCCATATCGGAACGCTTAAATAACAGTCCCTTTCGCCCGTGTTCAACCGGACTAAATTGCATCGCGTCTAAGAAGATATACGCTACACGGATCTGCTGGATATGCGGATATGCGATGAACGCCATTAGCGCATAGTTAGTAAGCTGCTTACGGAAATCTTCGTTGTCCTTGACCTTACCGGTCTTGTAGTCGAAGATAACCGCTTTGCGTTCTTCATGGTTAAGTACCACTACGTCTGCCGTACCACCATACCAACGCGCTTTGTAATCGCACGCCTTAAAATCTGCGGTGATACCGAATCTTGTTTCGGCTAACTTCTCACCTTTCATCAGCTCTAACCGGCGGATCAGGGGTTCAAAAATGGCGGTTTCTTCCGGTAAATCTAACTTATCACGCAGTCTTTCTTCTAGCTGCTTATGCCAACGGGTTCCACGCTCCGTCTCCGCCGTTGACTTAAACCCCACCTCTTTAGTGATGTACTTCGCCTGGTACTGCTTAGGGCAAGTGTTATACGTACTTACAGACGACGGCGATTGGGGCATTAATTTCATATTAAATCCAACATTTCTTCGCGATTTAACGGATAAGTAGGACGTACATGATGCTCCCATCGCTCTGAACCATCGTATTCGAATCGACTAGACCAAGTACCATCTTTCCACCAAATAAAACCGTACAATTCTTGTCTTCCGTACCCTGCATCGTACATACGATCTATTTCGAATAAGAACGATTGTAGTTGTTCGCTACTATACCCTTCCGGAAGATGAAATAACGACACATTATGTGGGTTCTGTCTATCCGTATGTAAAGCTAATTGCACTGCTTTTATGTTTTCTACCCCGTTCGTGTGTTCGAGTAGTTCGGTTCTTATGTTATTCATCATTATTCCACTTCCTCCGGTAAGCTAAATGTTTTTCCGATTTGGTACAGCACATTATCCACATTAGGCAGTAAGTTATTTTCGTTTTTTAACTTACGGCACGCTGCCAAACCGTCATAAGCATTAATGAGGTTTTGTTTATTTTGACCTAAGCGGTGCAACATAGATAGCATAGCAGATACTTCTTTCGCTTGTCGGATGCAATCTTCCAACGCATTATGCGTAACAGGTTGTACAGGCACCTCTATACCTGCAATTTTATTTAACATTCGCACCGTACGCACTGAACGTGTATTCCAAAACTTCCAAGGCACCACTAGGTATAAGGATTCATATAAGTTACTTAAGATTGCCAAGTCGAAGTCAGGGTCGCACGCCCACACTTCAATATTTTCGTATTCTTCCGGCGTAGTAACCCCATAAGTACTGCATTTAAAAAACTCTGCCAAGCTGAACACGGCGTTATGAGGGTCAAGTTTTTTCGAATTAGGATTCGTTAAGATATTATCCGCGTTATTTTCTGTTAACTGCTTGGCCCACCATTGAACGGTATCTCCTGAAATATGCCGATCACGCTGCATATCTAGTCTGAGTTCGCGATAGAACTCACGCTCAATATTACCTGTAGATGGATCGAACTCGACTGCCCCGATGCTTAATACCACGGCATTTACCGCTGTAGATAAAGTCTCAATATCTACCATGAAATGTTTAGTCATACTATTATTCCCCTGTAATCACGCAGTCCATGTACAACTGTACAAACTTACCAGTGTTTTTGCTTTTGTAATACACACCGCCACCGCTCTCCGAGTATTCCACGCGACCTGTAGATCTGTCGGTAAACACCGGTGTGGCTGACCCTGAATAGCACACAATGTCAGTCTCGTTGTTAAAGCGTACAATCCGCTCTCTTTCCGCATCGGTACAGGCTGCTAGTACAGCTAACGTTATCATACCGCAAGTAATCATCTTCGCTACTTGGCGTTCGCGCTTAGTCATATACAACCCCTCCTCTCGTTCCTTCTACATACTCACCGACTACTGTTACTACCGGATGAGTTCGATTGGCGTACTGTAATTTATTACTTACTTCCCCGTTCACTTTAATATTGCGGATGGCGAGCATTGGGAATGGCACGTACGATGCACGCGATAGTTGCTCTTCCATATCTGAAACTAAATATTCACCTTTCATACCTTCAATGGTAATCACGCTTTTGCCAAACACTACGCCTTTACCTTCTACTTGCTTTTCGATCGTACGTTTGTAGGATTCCAGGCCTAAGCGCTGATACGCTTCCTTAGCTGCGCGTAGCTTTCCAGTGAGCGTAATATCATCTAGAACGGAGTAATCTTCTTGTCCGTTCTTCAATAGTACCGGTGCCTTTTCATACGTCGCTAAGAAAATATCCGGTTTACAAGGGTAAAATTCACCCTTAACACCTTGGATGATGTAATCACCATAGGACGCTGTCATCAAACCTTCAAGCGTTTCGATCTCAGCGAAAGGTGCGCCACCATTGAAGATATGAACCTTGTCTAAGTCGAGCCAGTCTGGCATACCGGCTTCGACATTTTCGCTTGTTAGTTGCCATGCGTTTACTTTTACTGGTTTTTTGACGTATTTAGTCATAGTTTGCTCCGTTTACCATTTGTTCTACTTTGTCAATCGGTTGTACAACATGAACTACTTGCGAATTATTAGGCTCGTAGTTACTAAGAACGATCATTGACCCCCTATTACCGTTGGGATGTACTTTGATAATGTGCGCTGGGTTAATCAAAACAGTTTTCCCCTCTATGGCGGTAAATGCGATTAGTTTAGTCATCGTTTACTCCGCTTATTTTTGCCTTAATCTCTTCGACACTTTCTGCGACGTTGAATTCATTGTTATAACGTAGTCTTACCACTGACGCAGGGAGGTTATGGTGAGGGCTTACTGACATAATAGCGTTTTTATTTATTAAAACTTTGCTATCCTTCCCATAGTGTTTGAATTCAAGAAACTTAGCCATCTTTTACTATCCTTCTGTTGGTTCATATAGTAACTGCAACAATTCTTCCGGCCAGGCTTGTAGATAACCGTCTGCAAGCAACACGACATATTGCCCTTCCTGCGCATACACGTGGCCGAGTTTCGTGTTAAGTACCATCACGAAATCCATACGTGAAAAACTATCGGGTGCATCATCTTTTTTAAGCACGTCGAATGTTACCCACTCCGGAATACCTTTAGCGATGTTATCGCGTGTTAACTTCCATACTTTAACTGTTACTGGTTTTTGTTTAAGTTCTGTCATTTCCTAACTCCTTCATTGTTGCTTCACAAATAAATTTACCTTCGCGTGTGTAGATTTTTCTTTTCGTTAGATCCTTTAGATCTGCGGTGTCTATGTCCACCGTTTGACCTTCATATTCTTTTAAGGCGACGTGGCGGTACTTTCGCCCATCAAAAGTAACAGTTCCACGTGTTACTTTTCTTAGATGTGAGTAGTAAGTGTTAGCCATGTTCTATTCCTTACCAAGTTCTTCTAGTTTGCTACGCGTCACATACAACGTACGCGCTACTTTTTGTCCTGCTCCGCGCTTAGCGAATAGCACCAGTACGCTACCGGAATTGTTACCGTCTGTTCGTTCACCGGTACTGTTGTTGATAAAGCTGATACGCCCATTACAGATAAATGCCACCGCTTTGGCGTGCTTAACACACTCGCTGAACCACGCTGTCGATGTATCAGCCGGTAGTAGCATGATTACCCCTGCCCCATCGAACTTCACGTTTTCTGCGAAGTGAATGCCTTTTGCGATAAAGCGTTCCTTTTGTTTTCTACTATAAGGTGGATTGCACCATAACACCCCGTTACACCGTACAGCACTAACGAACTTAATCCAGTCTTGTTGCAATGAATCTTGTTCCTCAGTGAAGAACCGCGTGTGCTTAGTGTTATGTTTACTCGCACACACATCGCCAACATAAACAGATTGTGGGTCGAGTAACCCCTTTTGTACGAAATACTTTAACGCCCCGTTATAAATCTCATTCGGGGTAGCCCAAAAGTCTTTGTCTTCCGGTGCTGTCTTACTGCCACGAATGGAGTTCATAACACTTCGTTGTTTTGTCATTCTTAATCCTTACGCATAAATAAACTTCCCAAATTCGCTGTCATACAGACGGCTCCAAGCACGATCATCGCTACGCTGGCGACTTTAATACCCTTAACTATAAGGGCCACGCCTACGAGAATACCTACGGCAAACAGTGCTTCCATTTCCTACTCTCCTTTAATTCGTAGGTGTAGCGGTGGGTCTAGTGCGCGGATTGATTCTAAGTCGTAGATCACAATTCCCTCCGGCGAAGACACGGCGCATAACGTGGCACCTAACCCCTCAAAACATTTCGCTGCGTTATTCAGTAAAACGTCTATTGGCTGATGACCTTTTTTGATCACAAACGCGCAGAGATAACTTTCGCGCTGTCCTACCCAAGTTGGATAATTCACCTGGTCTGTACCATTGAAGTCCATCGCCTCACATAGCGAGGCTAGGAATTCATTCGGACTCGAAACTGAATTAGACGGTAACTTGACAATAACGCTAATCGACGGCGGTTCGACATCGACGGTTATCAGTTTCATTCGAGAGAACAATGATTCGGTTACGACGCGCCATTCGTTACCATCTACCAGTTCGAGTAATACGCCACTTGCGAATCCACCATAATCTAAGTTCTCAAACGTAACGATTTTATCGGTATCAACCTCGCTCCAGACTTTACCATCGTGTTTGTAATGGACTTCCGTTCTACGTTTGTATGTTACTTCGCTCATTACCGATACTCCTCATGTAGTTCAGACCATTGGATGCGGTACTTATCGTCGCACATCAGAAAATAGATAGTCGCTTCTTGCGCCGTAGTTAGAGGAAAATCTAAAACAAGAATATAGTCTACCCAGTCGGTTGATTCCCCATTAACCTCGACTCTCACCATGTTCTCGTTGCGCTCACTAAATCCCAGCGCAGTCCGAACAACGTCTGCAAGAGCGAATAATATATCTTCGGTTGCAGAACTACTAAATTTAATCTTAGCTGCCATCTTATTTACCTACTTCAGCGATGATCGCCACCGCATTAACCATGGATTTACCGTTTTGCTCCAACTGGCGTAATTTCTTCGCCATGTAACTCTCTTGTCCTGCTCGTGGCATTACGTCAACGCGTAGCTCACGACGGTGGCTAGGCCATTCGTCGCGCTTTGCTAAAGTAACTCTGCCGCGCATTCCTCGGAGATTTAGTTTCTCCATAATCCGCTCAAGCAGCTCTACGTCGCTGACGTCAGCGAGAAGTGAAAATTGAATCTTAATCATTTTGTAATCTCTCCTTTGCCACCTCTACATACGAGGTGATTATTTCGCTCCCAATAAATCGGCGGTTCATATTCTTACATACTACGGCCGTTGTACCTGTCCCCATAAACGGGTCATAAACTACGTCGCGTTCACGTGAGAAATTTATGAGGATCTTCTCAACCAATTCTTCCGGAAATGTTGCACCGTGTAGATTAGTTACTTTCTTACCGCGCTTAATTCTCCACACGTCATTTAATGTACCTCTCTCGAAGTTACAATAATTAAATTTACGACTTATCGCGTCGCGTTTTGCGAACACAATTATAAGCTCGTACTGTCGATTTAAGACGCCCTCGCTCATAGCCGGTTGAGCGTTCTCTTTGTCCCAAACAATTATGTCTTTTACATATTCGTTAAGTTCGCCAAGAAGTTTAAATACCGCTCGCTTACTTCCGGTAACGATTTGTACGTTATAAAATACAATGGGTGCCACTCTTAGAAGTTCTTTAATAACGCGCAAGTGGAAATCAAAGTATTCTGCGATCGGCATATTGTCACTAAACCCATCGTACTTCGTCGAAAACTCTTTCGTAATCTGACGTGAGCAATATTTCCCGTCTCGAATACGAAGATTCATATTGTACGGTGGAGACGTTATCACTAGATCAACGCTGTCGTCTGACATACGCGCCAATGTATTAAGACAACTTTCATTAAAAATTTTATTGATCATTTCGCACACCCGTAGCGTTGCGCAATTGAACCATCTACTGCTAACGGGAGTGACGCATACCACCCTGTTGAGTGCGTCATTACATCCTGCATGATGTCGAATACTTCTTCCGCCAGTTCGTCTTTACAACACACAATGATTTCATCGTGAACGGTCATCACGATATGAGCATCATCACGAGTGAATCCACGTTCAAAAAACTTCTTGCGTAGGTTTACGACTTTCTCCGCTGCGATGTCTCGACACGCGGCCTGGCAATTATGAACAATGAAAGGTTCTGATTCCCCCTTAACGACAAATCTGTTTCGCGGGCCACAGTTTAGGATGTCGTAAACTTCCTTGTAACGTCCGGTCTCTCCGCAAGTTGTGGCATCTCCACTCCGCGCGATAATCGATACAATACCGTTGTATGTCCAATCCCAAATTTTCGTGAGAACTCCATCACAGTCAACCTCGTTCCGTCCTTCATGTCGATCCATACCGTCCGTCTTCTGTTCTTGCAATTCTCCTTTCGAGACACCCAATGACAATTCTTCGGTTCGTAGTTTCCGTTGTTGTCGATCCGATCTAAATCCAACCCATCTTTGTAAGAAGGTAACATATCGTCTCGGAAGTTCTCGAAGCTCTCCAACCATCGCGAACAAACCTTGATACCACGTCCACCGTAATTGTGCCATGCTCTGTGGTTCGGCTGCGTACAACGCTGCTTCATCGAACGCCAAATTGCGTAGAGAGGGTGCTTCGTCATTCCATGCGTACGATTTTTCTCGCTTATTTGCGAGTTTGCTATACATCCGCAGCTTGGAACACTCCCTCGCTTTATCGACTTCCTTACGTCTCCGGGATCTTTCACACAAGAATTGCCACAATCGCATTGATATAGCCACCACCACTGATTGTTTCTTCTTACTTTCTCTACCGCAACTAATTTCCCGAAGCGTTGCTCGGTCAAGTCTTTGAATAGATGATGTACTCCGTTCGGATATGAGTACCCCTGCTTCTTTCCATCCGTCATTTGTTAATACCTCGTGGTCTTCTGTCATATAAACACCGTCAATATTAACACATCGCTTGACTGATTTATAGAGGATACCCGAATGAGTTACAAACTCAACCCCATCGTGAACTTTGTCAGTCAACTTAACGTCTTTCAACTTAACCCAGCCATGGTCGGTCATAACTTCGGCTTCTCCATCGACACAAAGGTTCTCCGTAATTTTTCCACCGAACGTCTTTTCCCAGTCAGGTTTCTTGGTATGTTTGTTCTTACCCCAAAACCACAACTCGTTACCCATTTCACCTGGCCGGTGATGTACGCCACGGTATGTCAACGCCATGCCATTCGGGCGCATAATTTTGTTACCAACCGAATAAAACAATTCGTTCTTATCGCCTAACTCTACGTCAATACCTTGTACCATCGCATTAAGCATTGTTTTACATTTGTCCCAACCACGCTTGATATTCGGCGCAGATTGGCGATAAGAGTTAACAAACGATTGAAGTTGTTGCTCGGTAAATTCTTCTGAACGCTTACCCATTACGACGATAAGCCCGTTCTTACCGGCACCATAACCTAGACCTAATTGTTGCGATTTACCAACGAACCGTTGAGACTTATTAACTTCCCCGTACTCGATGCCGTAGGTCATCGCTGCCGTTACCTTATAAACGTCTTTACCGCTTACTAACGTGTCTAAGATCCACACCTCACCCCAAAGCCAACTGTTAAATCGCAACTCAATCTGGCTCCAGTCCAGCACCACAAGTTTTTTACCTTTCGGCGCTTTGATTGCATCGCGAAGGCCCATGATGTGGAGTTCTTCTTCGTCGTTCTCAACGACACCGGCACGGGCTAAATGAACCTTGTTATCGTCTAATACGGCAACGACTGCATCGGCTGCGTCTTTGTAAAATACTTTCGTTCCTACCGGCGTAGTCTTATCGACGAGCTGGTTGCGGTTCATATTTTGAACGTTAATGGAATCTGAGTTATGAACTAATTTACCGTTCGCCCAAAATCTATGACGAGGGCCACAGTTAACAATGTCATAAACAGGTTCAACGCGAACGTTTGCCTTTTCTTCTGCTGATAATTTCTTCATCAGTAAAACCTTGTTTTATTAAATTCCGTATAGCTTCGTAACAATAATCCGGTCGCATTGACAATAAATGTCTTATTCTCGCTCCCATTGCTCCTACCTTATACGCTCTTTTATTACTCGCTTGTTCAGACCGCGTTGCCCAACGTAAATTGCCTGGTTCATAGTGACCGTTGTTGTCAATTCGATCTATGGAGTGGTCTTTACTTGGACGATCACCTAAGTTCTCGTACACCCATTTCGCCATTTCCATCGGAGATTTGAACCGGAACTTTATACCTCTAGCTCCGTAATCCTTGTACGCGTTTGAATTTTTATTTGAACATCGGTCTTTTGCGCCTGTACAAATAAATCGCAAGTGGCGATACGGGCAGTTCTCTACTTCTTCGGACACTTTGCGAATTGCTGCTTGTGTCATCTTCCGTTGATGTTCTTTCCAAGCAGAGGTCTCGGCTAGTTTCCGCATTTTCCGCTTCTGCGCGCAGTTATAGCAACCTATCCACCCTCTTTCTCTCATAGCTCTTTCAAGCTCTGATTTTTTGCTATGACCTTGTCTTCCACAAGAACAAACCCAATCAACTACCCACTTCCCTCGGTCATTTAGGTGTTCTCCCGTTAGCGTAAGTTCGCTTAACACTCGGTTCTTGGCAATCCATGATTTTCGTTCCTGTTCGCATCGCTTCAGATAAGCTAATCGTTTCGGTGTCATTGATGAACACCGGGTGGGACGCTGTTCCTGTGATTCCGTCATATGTAATAACCTCTTGATACCCACTAAACTTAACACCCTCGTGTTCTACGAACTCTACTCCGTCCCACACGAGGTCTGACAACAATACGTCCACAATCTTCTTCTGAACTACTTGTTGTTCAGCTGTTAAACATAATACCAAAGTATCAGCAGTTAAGCAACCACCCCAGCGCCCTGTGTGCGCTGCGTAGTACTCTAAAGGCATTGGCATTGGGTTACGTGATGCCAACTCAAAGAACCGCTCAACCCGTGTAACCGCCTGTGATGACTTATTACCTAACCGTGCTTCTACAAGTTCAACCACGTTAGGATCTTCGTGTTCAAGTAAGCGCAAGAAGTCGAGGTCTTTCTTCGCGAAGGCATATTTAGTCTGCCCTTTAGCATTTAGTTTCGTTGGTGGCTCGACGCCCAAGTTACGCAGTAGTTCTGCGAACTTATCATCTGAACGAAGATCTGAAAGCGTCGCACCAACTTTACTTAATAACGCATCACGCTTGCCATTTACCATGTCACGTACTACTTTTAGAACAGGTTCGTGTAACTCCACTACCGGATAAGTAAACGTTTCGATTGTCGCAGTCATAACATCAATCTCAAGCTCAGGGAACTTGAACTCACGCATAAACCAGTTATATGCCGACCACGTCAAGTCCACGTCCGTACATCCATACTTAGAATAAGCGTCGTATTCTTCATCCGTGAAGTCCATTAAGTGCTTGCCATCCGCGCTTATTACTTCATCGCCTTTATCAAGCGAACGTAACATTTCTTCATCGCTTAAATGCCCCCACGTTGTGTTGCCGGCGTCATCACGGATAATCCCCCACTTGAATGTTTCACGTAGCTGGTGTGTTACTACGTCAAGTGAGTTACCGTCCCACAGTTGGCTTGCTCGGCTCATAAGCAGCGTGTCAGCAATTTGGCCGGGATAAATATTATAAATCCACCCAAGGATTGCGCAGTCAAACCGCCCATTGTGAGCAATTAATCGTACGTTGTCCCAACCATAAGCGATTTCTACATGGTTCAACCATTCTTCGATCTCGTGAGGGCATAGCCACTCAGACGGTCTATTACCCACTTTAACTGACAGACCGATGACCTCGAATTTAGGATTGCGAATGTACTGCTCAATCGTCAATCCACTGTTTTTATTCTTCAAGAAATACTTTGACTTCTTGTCGTAGTAGGTTTCGAAGTCCAGTGTTATTTCAGTGCGTTCCATCCTACCACCCACTAATAACAATACCGCCTTCTTCACCACGGCAAGGTCGGATTTCTTCTACTTTGTAGCCCTTCCGTTCGAGTTCGGCGTACACTTCTGTTCTATCCATACATCCATATTCGACAAAGACTGAATCCGCTACAAACACCCTTGAACTGTTCATGAATTCTGATTCGATGAACTTCTTTATACTACTAAGTACAGCCAATGTTGAACGATCTACTTTAGCTTTCTTTAGAGACGAAACATCTGTTAGTATGCTATCTGACATCACTATTTCTCCACTACATCCGGTGAATCTAATACAATCGTCTTCCCACGGTGTGACGCTGTAAGCAGGATGCCTTCATCTTTTCCTACGCCGGCAAAAATTTCAAAATATTTATCGTTCTGTTTACGTAGTCGATCAACGGTGGCTTGGAGTTCAGCGACTTTTTGTTGCTCCTCCGTCAACATTTCCTGTGCGTACCGCGCATATTCATTGGCGTTATCGATTTCATCACGGAGAAGGCGTAGATCTAAAAGCAGTTTCGCTTCAACGGCACTCACCTCACCGGTAGCGATGCGCTTAGCTAACTCAGCGTCCTCAATGCTAAGACGGTTAGCTATGTCTATATTGAAGGCTTCTACCTTTTGCCGTAACGATCTGCATTCTTCTTTTAGCTCAACGTTAGACGCTGTTAGGCGTGTATTCTTATTCACTAGATCCGTCGTCAACTCGTTGCATTTATCTGCAACTTTCTTCCAGTAGAACGGATTTAATTTTTTGACCCAGTTCATTTCGCATCTCCTACATGAAATGGATTAATACACCCTTCAAACCCACAATTACAGCCTTCAAATAAGTGTGATTTAGCCCCACCATGAACAGCGGCCACTAACAGCTTAAACGCATCACGTCGTTTGCTACCTAACGCTCCGCTCACCGGCGTATCACCTGCTTTATCACCCACCCAAACGAGATGTGGGCCACGTACTTCGCATTCATCCAACAACTTAATATACAATTCTTCATCGCTCACGGCTTGTTGTTTGCCATTTTTAATAAAGCGATAGGCGAATTGCGAAATGTTAAAGTATTCACGTGCTGCATTTTGCGTACCAGTAAAGGATTTGACTTCTTCAATGTCGCAATGCTCTGCTAAGCGGAGAGTGAAGTACGGGTACATCGCTGTGTTCTCTGCCAAGATTTTTCGAATGGCAGTCGGTGCTAGACCTACTTCATCTGCCATATCTTCGGCTGCCACAGTTACGGCTAGGTCGAAGATTTTTTTGTTTACATCCATGAGGTTTTTCTTCGCACCGGCACGGAAGAAAGTACGCCCTGCTAAAGGTGAACCTAAGATAATATGTTCTTTTGCCACGCAACGTGGATTCCCACATGAGGTTTTAAATATGGTGGTTAATGTTGTACCTTCATAGATTTTCGTTCCACGAAAGGCACGGATATTTAAGTTTCGGTATTTACCGTCTTCTTGTCGCACCCCAATGACCGGTGATTGACCCACCATCGCACCTTTCCAAATCAAGCAATCACCTTCTTGCACTAACTTGGTTTTAACTCGCTCGGAAAGTTTCTTAATCTTTCTTTCGCTCACGTTGTCCTCTCTGTATATCAACAAATTGAGTAAGCACGGTTACGATATAGTCATTCATCGTTATACCTTGTCGTCGTGCTTCTCTTTTGATGTCAGCTCTCAGATTCTTTGGGAGCTGTAGCATAAATTTCGATTCCATACTCACACCGCTAAATAATATCACGGTGCAAGTATAACTTTTTACTTTTTAATTTGCAACGATTATAACTTCAATTTAGCAAGCTCTTGGCGAAGGCGCTCAACCATCGTCCCACAGTGAGCGTCCGCCTCTTCTTTGGTAGCAAACACACCAAGTGTTACCGGCTCTTTAAACGGCATCGCATACATCTCAGCCCACGCACAAAACTTCTCCACGTAAACGACCTTCTCAACACCGCCTTCAACTACGACCTTGTATGCCGGTTGACCGTCTCTAATCATAGATTGACTCCGCACGTTTCATTCCCTCCTCGTCGTAAAACAAGATTTTGTTTACTTCGCCATTGTCATACTCAAGGGCCACATAGACTTTTAAACACGGTGGGACTTCTTCAAAATAACTAAGGAGTCTTCCGCTTTTTACCCCGTCCATGCGCCCTACGTGTTCGCCCCAATTAATAAAGCCTTGCACCGTAGCGAACGGATTAAACTTGGCATATCCAAAACTTGGATCTTCAATGGCGGTCTTCTCAATTAGACGTTGGCGGTATTCGGAAAGCTCACCTTTCTTCATTTTGCCTTCACCTGCTGCAAACCAGTACCGCACATTACGCAACTCTTTTACACGCTTAGCGAATTTCGGTTGGTTGTTGAACCACTCTACATATTCGTTTAGATAATCGGTGCGGAAGTGGATGACATCTAGATCAGGCGTTTCCTGCTCATACTGGGTCAACATATTTCCCGTTACATTAAAGGCCCACATCGGTGCCAACACGGCTTCTTGTGGAATGTCTTCGATTTCATACGGGCAGGCTACCCAAAACATCGTCAAAGCGTGTAAAGAGTTCGCTTGCGTCCACGCATCGACCAGCATATTCGTTACATGGTCGTTCATCTCCGTCAGCAATACTTCTGAGATAGTCTGCGTATTCATTTCACGATCTAGATACACCATGCCGTCTTGCTTGCGACATACTACACCGGTCTGAATGTTCCACTTCCAACGCTCAGCTCTAAGGCCTTCCTCTTGCGTCTTTGTGATTGGTACAACCTTTTTTAGTCTGCGGTTATACACCAGTGTGCGTGGAGTCATAGATGTTCGTAGTTCCCCATCAACTACCTCACGTCTATCGACGATATTACATACCATCAAGTCTTTGATTTCAGTCGCCAGCATCCGTCTATAACGTTGCTTATGATCTACCTTAACGACCTTCCCGTCTTTCCGCCGGTTCTTACTCTTAGCCATAACACCACCCTAGATAAATTCGAATGTAATCTTATCAACCAATCCAGCGAATTCTTTAATGGCTTCGAATGGTCTTACACTCTGCGCTGTTACATGGCGACTTACAATTTCGGCTAACACGTCTTCCATCAACCGTTTATGCAACATTATCCCATCACCAACAGACACACCATCGTGCATTGTAAAAACACCTGGCTTATTAGAACAGCCAACGGTATGTAAGCCGGCGTTAAACGCTGCCATCGTCGTGACTTCCGTCAACTTCATATTCAATAAGTCAGTACACAGGTCAAAAATCTTCTCCGCTAACAATCTGTAAGCCTCTTCACCCTTAATTGCTTTTACTACATCACTCATTTTTAAATCTCCACATTTTCTATCCGAATCGCACGGATAAGTTCTTCAATATCAATATATACTTGGCGCATTACATCTCTCGCTGGTGCGCCACACCATTCCGGTAACACGACTAAGCGTGTCCCATCTTTCGCCGTCATCCACGCATCCGTTGGGCTTTGCATTGCGTGGTTATACCACTCAGCGAAACTATCAAACCCGTACAATGGCATAAGGTCTATTGCTTCAATAAATGTCGCCATAAACACACGCTTACAGATAAACTCATGAGTAGGCATCTTAATCGACAGCGATTTATTTGTAATACTACGTAAGTAGGAAAGAAACGACGCTAATCCGCAACCTACGCGATTGTTTCCGCCAACCCATTTCTCAGAAGTGGGGTAGTAACTCACGCTAAACCCTCTGCACCGAATCAGGTAGTGGTAGCCATAATTCTTCGCTTCGGCTTTAAACCCGTAAGGTCGAATCTTTTCATTAAATTGTTTAAGTGTTAGGACTTTCATGCTTACACCATCTTTTTTGCTATCTTATAGAGGGCATCAAAATCTCCATCTTTCAGCCCCTCTACGGTTTTTACATTCAGGTAAGCTAGATCATCTATCCGCTTACCCATCAACACCCACACTACCACCCGACCTTTATAATGCACTGCCTTAAACACACACTCTCCGTCTTGCATCCATGGCTCACCGTGTAGAAAGCGATAGCGGTCTTTTGTTAAGTGGCGTTGGAACAGGATATACTCCCGCCCCGTTCGCTTGTTAACTTTTACCCGATAAGGTAGCCAGTTATTCATCCTTTACGCCCTTCAACCATTTCCCTAACGCTTGGTAAAGTTTTTCTCCCTCAACGGGATCAAGCTCTAACTCAAATTTATCTTTACCAATCGTAAAGTAACGTGTCATGGTAATAACAAACAAATCATAGTCTGCTTCCCACTCTAAGCTTTTATTGCCGTGTATAATACGCATAGCTCTACCGCCCTACTTACTATAGTTTCACATCTACGAATGGGTAGTCGTCAGGCATCCACACATACGCTCTTAACCGCACGTTATCCATCAAGTACAACGCCGAATGAATATCTTGTGGCTCAAGGGAGTCTAAATTAGTCGCCATCATCCATTCGTCTAGGGCTTTCATGTGCGTGCATAATTTCTTAAGGCTTTCCGCCTCCAAATACACAGGCACATAATTTCGGCTTGCCAAACGTTGTAATGCCGTCATCCCATTTTCGTCCAGCATCGGGTCGTCTTCGTTGTGGTATCGCACCTCGTATTCGTGCAACGCACGCAAAATCGTAGATTGAGCGTAATGTCTGCCTGCATATTCAACGCGGGTATAACTAAGGTCTACCTTATCGCATACGTATGCTAAAAACCGTTCATTCTCTATGAGGTCATCTACGGCAAACTCTAAGACTTCACCGTGGAACGCATGATATCCGTCGAATGCGTATTTGACTTTACTAAAACACTCTCTCGGTTCAGCACCTTGCACAATACGGCTGTATTCCTTACAAACAACGTTTAACACATCTAAAAGCTTCATCTTTTTTCTCCTCTGTTTTTACTCAAAATCTTTTGCTCGCCAGCCATACGCCAGCGGAAGCCCTACAACTACCTGCACCATGTCGAAGTGCGCCATACCCTCTTTTGAAAAGACGGCAGGCTTGCCACTCTCCACCATTAAGCGGATCATCGCCATCAACTCAGGGTTCACCGTCTCTTCCGTGTAATGCCCTAATGTCCAACTATCTTTGTCTCTACCTTTCCCATACTTGCGACAAGGAATGCTTACCTCAACCTTATCCCCGTAGCCTTTTACGTGGTAGTACGTGTCCCAAACGTCAAACTTCACCGGGATGCTGTCAATTTTAGGCTCTTTCCCTTCCATCTTAGTAGCTCCCGTAGTAGTCCCAAACCTGTTCATCCAACGTGCGATACTGCTCATTTTGTGGCAAATTCTCATCACACCAAGACTGGATACGCCCTTCAATTTGTGCCAAGTCTTCTACCGTCAACTCACGATCCCACTGCTCATCGTCCACGGCATTGCTTACCTGCAATAAATACTCCCCGTAGATATACACCAACATATTGGCGATCTTACATGATTCAATTTCTGTACTTACTTCACCAAAATTGTCTTTCTCATACTTATACACTAAGCGGATCGCACTGAACACGCCTACACGTTCGCAAGCGTCTTCGGCTGTGTTATAGTAGATAAAGGCTGGTTCCTCATTGAATAAGTAGTTATGCAAGTCGCACCCGTACTGCCCAACGGCATCACTTAGGCGTTCGTTTAATAGCTCAAACACTTTCACAGCGATTTTGTCTTCTTTTCTTTCAACGCCACCTACGATTAGGCTTTCTTCTTTTAATGTAATCATTTTTAATTCTCCTCATCTCTTAGGCTCTCAGCCTTGATTGTAAAGTAAATATATGCGCCATTATCAAACGGCTCCTCGCTCAAAAATTTTGCCCAGTCGTCAGCGTAACCTAAAATAATTCTCACGGTTACGCTAGGCGCACACAACACCGCATCAATATCATCAAAAAATTGATTGCGATTATCGTATTCCTTACCTTCTAACTCACGTAAGCCCGTCAACTCCGCCACCGATAGCCCGTGCTTACTTACTGCCACTAATACATCTTGCATTCCTTTTTCCCCTTCAACTTTTAATTTACTGCATGAAAACTCTCTACATAATCCGGCTTATTCCGACAGGAACACAGAACGAAGCCAATTACGTGATTCCGTTGTTTTTTGTATTTAGCGATAATTTCTTCACCGTATCGCACCATATTCGCACTGGATAGGCGGTTATCTACCCAAAAAATCCCACCCGTGCCTAGTTCGGTGCAAGGCTTGCCCTTCAAGTCTTTGACCACCGCCATAATATAGACTCTATCCATACCCTACACCTCCTTCGCCTTAATATTAAACACGTCGGTAAATTGCTTTTCAGAGTCATAATCCATCAGCGAAATTCGAAAGCTAATAAATTCAGTGTTCGCATCCTCACGCTCCCGATCCCACAGCTTACAAAAGGCATCCAGCATCTTCCGATACACAGGCTCACCAGCGGGTAGTAACGCACCCTCCGGCAGATCGATAAATTCACAAGCCGATCCAAACTTCCCGTTTTTACGCTCTTCAATTGTAAACGCCATGCGCATGGCTTTCTTTCCACAAACTGCCACTAATCGGCTGCGGAGGCGGATTTGTCGCTCAATCTCTAACGGATAGGAAAGATCCGCTACATCTACCGCTATCTCATAAGATTTTTCGTTCATTTTTTAGCCCTCTAAAGTATTCAAAAACTCCGCCAATGCTTTCGCCTGCTCAAATGTGAGCTCAATCGCTGCATAGTCCCCCTCATAATTGTTAGACATACATTGATTAGTCGGGTCGTCTATCGAAAGATACGTATTTCGAGTTTTCTCATAAACCGCGACTTTTAAGATAGTACCTGCGCTTTTCAATTCAAATTCATTCATAGCTTCACGCCTCACAAATAGTAAACATCCAAAACATCCCGGCGCTTCACCGCTTTTCTCGGAATGTGGCGATCAAGCCAGCTGCGCACTTTACGCTCTGCTTTAATCCAACAACGAGGCGCAAAATCATCATGCGTATTCTCAAAATCGTAGATCTTGCGTTTAATTCTGCGCAAAATGCCCTCGGCTTTTTCAATGCGGGCGCCTGTTGTTAAATCGGCAAAACATACCTTAAAATAGGATTGCGCCTCCTCCAGCGTGCGGAACGACTTAACAAAATTATCCACCGGCAAGCCATTATATTTATAAAGCTCCACCACTTGCACCGTATAGCGATAGACCTGCTCACGGTTGCAACGTGTTAAAATTTTGATTCTGCGCCCATCGTCGACGCGCATTAATGTGGTAAACATTGATCGGCTCCTCTATAGTGTTAGTTAAAATAAGCTCACAGAATGCGCCTAAATATTAAAGGCTAGGCGCATTGAATTAGCCTACTCCGCCAGTTCTTCCATATCCTTTAGATAGTCCTTATATACTTCAGCGTCGTCATCCTCTAACGCTTCAGCCAGTGCATCAAGATCTAATTCATCTTCCGTATCTATGTATTCTTTCCAAAGTCCGACTAATTCCGCCTTTGTTAAGTTATCCGATAACCATTCCGCAAACGGTGGGAGGCTCTCTTTCCACTCCTCATAGGCTTCATGCTCCTGCTCTTTTAACCAGTCAGCGAGTAAGTCAACATCTATTGGGCTATTCGCCACGTTCCAACATGATTCAATATTACCGTAGCCGTTAAGATATACGCGATCATACCAGTTTTTAAGGTCGCCAAAAAATACACGCCGAGCTAATTCCGTTCCGTTGTCGCCTAATAATTCGGCGAGGTCTTCTACGCTTTCGTAGATCATAGAATCCGGATCTTGTTCCGATGCGTATTCGTTCCAAAGGGTAACGAGATCGGAAAAGTCTTTATCAGCTAAATAAGATTTAAATTTCATGTTTAAGTTCTCCTGTTGTTTAAGTGTGAGGTATTATCGCTTTTTGCATTCTACTTGTCAACACTTGTTATTCAAAAAGTTAAATTAGTTTTAGCTTTCGCCGTGCGATTGCTTTATGTGGTCTATTATAGCGGATCGGTTTATATTGTCAACGCTTAAAAACTGAATAATTACATCATTTTTAACTGATCGCCTAAAATTTAAACAGATTTAGATCGGCGAAAAACTTGCGAAAATGTAACGCCCAATCGCTAGATCCACAACGCTTTTTATCCTCTTTGTGGGGCTGTTCAAAAAATCCTAAAAAGGCACTAAAAGAAACCAAAAAGTGAAAATTATTTCCAATTAAATCAACGACTTATAAGCAAATTTCGCTTTTTACTTTCTTTGTGGGGCTGTTTGACTGCGGTTTTTCAACGATCCGAGGGGGGTTCGACGTTTTCCAAAAGTGACAGGGTAGATGCGTCACACATGAAAACCGCCCAAAACTGCGAAAATCGGAAAAATTTCCAAAAAATTAAAAAACACCCCTCAAAAAATAGCAAAAAGGCACACACAAAAGGCAAAAAGCGAAAAATGACAAAAATGGCGAAGTGTCCTATATATATATTAAATTATTAAATTATTAATATATATAGGCTTTTTAGGCATTCATCCCTATATTTTCGCTATCTTCTGCCTTTCGCTTTTTTGTAATATGTGTTGACTAAACGGCTTCCCATCGCCTGCCTTTTTTGTGGCGTAAGCGTTGCAACGAGACCATGCAAGTGTTATCTAAAAAGCGAAAACGTTCAAAAAATGAACAATTTGAAAATGTTTGGTTTCTTGCATTCGGTAAAATGTGACATAATTTTAAAAATTTTCGTCACGTTACGCCCCGGAGTCATTTTTGAAAAAAGGCACACGAAGAACCTAAAAAGTTATTGAGTAAGCGTAGCTGGCTTTTTAGTGTCTGAGTGTTCTTAGTGTTCTACCAGCTGGCTTTTTAGT